CCCGCCTTGATCATGCGGTTGAGGATTCTGACGGCCCCGGCGTCGGTGGTCGCGTTAATTCTTGTTCCGTTGATGCTGTACTTAGTCATTTTATTCTCCTTCTTTTTTTTGTTTTTTTTTCTGGCATCCTTGCCTTATGGTATGTAATATAACCTAATATATAGATAAGTCAAGCTAAAAAATAGAAAAAAATCAAAAAAATTGAAAAAAGATTGTTTTACGCTCAAAAAAAAGCCTAAAAAGCGTCTCTTGCCTTATATATACGCGTGGTCGCCAGTCCTTGCAAGTCTCTATATCATCCAGTAAGCGCTTTTGGCAGGGGCGACAAGATCAAGCCTGATGACATCGCATGATACCACCAGCTTGACACGATGTATATAGTGTACGCGCGCGTATGCGCATACATGACCAGACAGGCAAAAAGACAAGGCAAAAGCAAAAAGCGCATATCTCAAAAAAAAGAGGGGCTATCTATCATGGCGATCAGGCTGATAAAAGACGATACGGAATTCGAAGGGATGGGAAGCGACGGAAAGCGCACGGCAACCAGGCATATGGTTTTCTCGTATGACCAGGGAGACACGCAGATGGACTTGGCGAATAGTCCGCTGCTGCCTGAACTCAACGACGTACACCCGGATTATGCAGGATGGCGCGCGGAAAGCATAGGAAAGCCGGAATACTTTGACAATCCCAGACGCTATATCATAGATGCAACGTATGCGTACAACAGCAATATCACATCCAGTCTGTCGGACTACAAAAAAGACGCGAAACCGTGGGACGAACCGTACAGCAACATCCAGATTTCCACTTACGACAAGGAAATTTCGGTGCAGCAGTGGTTTGACGGAGAAACGGACGAACCGAAGCCTATCGAGAACGGCGCAGGGGACGCTATACCTATGACTGACACGGTAAGCATCATCCGCATTTCTTTTTCAAAAAACTACAAATCGAAGAAAAACAAGCTGAAATTCGACATCCCTGCAAGCTACAGCTACAACAGCAGCGACATCAAAATTTTTGGGATTGAAATCAAGGCATACTGCGGAAAACTGCTGCCTTTTACCATTGACAAGCACATTGTGGTGGACGGAAGCGGGAAGGAGAAGTACGTTTACGATACCGTGAATTACACGATTGAGGTTGCGCCGTACAATGAAGATTTGAAATTGTACGGATGGAAAAAAGTTTTCCTCAACGTCGGGACGCGGGCAAGGTTTGAAAACAAGGACGGGGTAAAACACATATCCAGAATTTACAAATACCGCTACTTGCCATCGTATAACAAAGCAACCTACTTTACCGACCTTGCCAATGCAATGGAATTGTACGGGTCTTTGGAAGACCTGATTGCCGCGCGGAAAAAATTTCTGGACAGCAGCAAGGAAGCCACATCCAGCATGTTCCCGTATGAAGAAATAACCGAACCGATGCCCTTGAACGAGGACGGAACGCTTGACCTGGATGCACTCACCAGCAAACGATACAAAACGGTTTCCGGGTATATGAAAAAAGGTGAATCGTGGACGCGGTACAATCTGCCGATTAACCCGTAAAAGAGGAGAAAACATTATGAGTTTACGCAATGGAACGCTGATTGTAGCGGATAACGCGATGCAGACTGCGATGCACTCTGCCTTGACGCAGGACGCAACCTTGCCACCGCGGAGCGTCAAAAAAGGAAAAAATACGCTTGATGAAATAGAACCCGTTGCCAGCTCCGGCGGGAACCAGTGGAATCTGGAAGTCGAGGAGAAAGGCGGAAACTACGAGGTGAAAGTAGTCATGTTTCCCTCCCGCGTTTATTATCAGGGATGGTGGGATGCCGGAATGTATAATGCAGATGGAACTATTTATTACGCGATTCAGTATGAACCGATTGTGCTTGCCAAAGGACAGATGGAAAAGGGACAGTACATTCACTTTTACCGGACCTTGCATTCAGACGGAACAACCAGAATGATGACATTCGGGGCATATCCAAGCAGGAATGATTCATTCTGCGCTCTGGCGGTCGGGAAAGTCTGGCTGGACGCTGCGGGCGACATTCAGACGGAACGATACTATACGGACACGATTAATCTTTCGCAATATTCCGATGGGGCGTGGAGAAGAGGGGAAACCTGGAATCAGTTTGGAATCCGTTTGGATTTTGCGTATGTTCCGGATTCTTCGAATATTTTCTCCAAGATACGGGTTTTTGTGGACACGCGGGGGTTGTATATCAACGGAGACTTCAGAAGTTTCAGCAGTTATAACAGCTGGGATTTTTTCACGAACGTCAAGCGCATGATTGACCTTCCGACAGGAAACAGCTCAAGTGCAATGATTTATCTTGTTTACGAGCCGCAAGCGAATATTGTGTATCTGGAAACGAGAAATTCCGATTCTTTGAAACCAGGAGAACTGTATGGCCTGCATGGCGAAAAACTGCAAATGCGTTCGTGTCTGCGCAACTACACTGCGCTGGCGTATCTGTCAGCACCCGGCCTTAGAGAATACCCGTATATACATTATGTGAAACAATACAGATCTGATGTAATCAGTATTTCGTTTCCGGAATTGCCATCGGGGGTAAGTGTCGACACAGCAAACAAGAAAATCCAATTCCCAACCATATATACCAATGTGGGACATATTCCTTACGGGAAGAAAATGGATTTAAAAACAACAGAAGGCTGGCATTACATTTACGCGGTGTGGTCTTATTCGCGGGAAAACCCAACAGACAGCAAAACTCGTAAACTGGAACTGAAAGACGGAAAGGAAAACGAATTTCTGTCCCCAGACCCCGGTTTTGTCTCCGACGTTTCGGTAAAGGTTCCGTACTGCCGTTATTATTATTCGGTGAATACAGGAGACGAGGATAATTCAGGCGTGGCGAAAGTGGAAATCCTTAACCGCAATCCCGTATTCGCAGACAACGGATACGGTCCGTGGCTGCGCGCAAAGCTGGAAAAAAACATCAGTGATCAGGTCAAAGAACTGAACAAGGAAATAACCCGCTTGAAAAACACATCCGACAGTCATGCAGGGCGTCTAACCAGCCTTGAAACCAGAGTTCACAACCTGGAAAACAAGAAATAAAAGCGGGAACTTGACATGCTGTATTGACTGAACCAGAACGAAGCAGGAGAAGACAATGGCGATAACCGAAATTTACCTGAACACGAACATCACAACAGGCGAAACATTCAACCGAAAAGGCGAGTTTTTCCGGGACGATGAACCGAATTTTCCGTACAAATCAACATTCCGGATGCTCTGGCAGCTGTATACAGATACTCCGAATGCGAATCTGGACGGGACGAATCCGGAAGTAGACTGGACGAAAGCGGATTTCACCGGATGCGGGGCGCTGCTGACTTGCGATGATGATTTTATCCATCGCCTGACCGGAACGCTGAAGGGAGCTGTTACAGCAGGGACAGCGGTTACCAGTTTGACGGTAACGATTCCGGGCGGGAATGACACGAACATACCGTCGAAGGGGTACATCACGCTGGCGGATGCGAACGGCGGACGGGTTGAACTGGGGTACAGCGCAATCACATTCTCCGGAGCAGATGCGATCCTGACTGTGGAATCGTGGACGCCATCGGTCAATATTTCCGCCGGCGCAAAAGTGAAAATTTCGCAGGAAGCATATTTCCAGGCTCCTTACAATGCGGAGCTTTCCGACCCGGAGAACGGGCTGTTTGTGTTTGACTGTACAGTCTACTCCAATAAACTGGCGGAGAAATGCGATGCGGCGTCGGATCGGACGGTGGACGTCATGGGCATTGAAATTCTGCCTTTCACCATTGACGAAAACAACGTCTATCAGGAGCTGCCCTCGTATATCTGCGATACGGCGTCAATCGTCATCAACATGGGCGAAGCGGGGCAGAATCCGCAGACGACGGAGCTGTTGGAAAGCACTGTCGGGGCGATAGTGGACCAGAAAACTGCAAGCAAAATCAGCGCAATTGATTCGCGTGTAAGTTCCACGGAAACAAACATTACCGGGATCGATACACGGGTAACGGCTCTGGAGAACGGCGGGTATGCCACGACAGCAGAACTGACGGCGGGACTGGCAACCAAAGCGGATTCGTCAACGGTCTCCGGGATCGATGCGCGGGTGAGCGCACTGGAAACAGCGGGCGGTTCTGGCGGTCTGGATTCCGCCGGAGTTCTGAATGTGGTGTCATCGGGCGGTTACGTTACGAGCGCATATGTTACAGAAGCGGTTGCAGGCAAAGCGGACACATCGGTTACGGACGGTCTGGACGCGCGTCTTACGGCGTTGTCCGGAACGGTGGACGGGAAAATCAGCAATCCTGCGGGCGGAACGGCCGGGCAGGTGCTGACCAAAACCGACGGCGGAGTGCAATGGTCAACAGTGGAAGGCGGAAGCGGCGAAGGAATCACAACCGAGCAGCTGAACACGGTGTCTGCCGGTCTCCAAACGCAAATCAACGCGAATTCAACATCCATTGAGGGAAAAATCAGCAATCCTTCCGGCGGAACAGCAGGACAGTTCCTTGCAAAAACCGACACCGGCGCGGTCTGGTCAACGATTTCAACCGGTATTGATTCCGCCGGAGTTCTGAACGTGGTTTCTTCCGGCGGATATACAACCAGCGCAACGGTTTCCGAATGGCTCAATGCCAAGGCTGACGCGTCAACTGTCAATGCTCTGGACACGCGCATGACAGCCGCCGAAGGAAACATAACGGGACTGAACACGGGATTGAGTTCCAAAGCGGATGTGTCCGTTACGTCCGCTCTGGACACGCGCGTTTCGGCGCTGGAAATAAGCGGCGGCGGCACGACTGTAACCGCGCAGCCTTTTTCTTCCGCGCCGAACAACAAGGTTGCGTTCACAGGCAATATTCCGGTCGGCGTGATGACAAATTCCGGAAAATACTATCCGGTGGAAAAGGGATCGCTGACGATTTCCGGAGGCGTTGCCACTCTGGATGTTACGCCGTATCTGGCGTATGACAACTCGGCTTCGTTTTCCGGGACGTGGACGGCGTATTTTGCAACGGGGACCGGCGGCGAAGCGGTTCTGGAATGGCTCGCGCCGGACGCATCCAGTGTAACAGACATTCCTGCCTGGAATACTGTGTATCAGGCTGCGAACGCGTGCTGGATTGCGGTTTCTATTGTAGGTTGTGCCGGAGCTGTACTGCTTGGAACAGAAGTGCAGTATGTTGATTCCCATCCTATGGGGTTTTATGTAGGTGGTGGTACTGACTCTGTATATTCTTTTGTATTCTGTCCGAAGGGATGGTTTTACAAAGCATTCTTGTCTGACACTACCGCAACGTTGAGTTATTCACATAAACAGATTTGGAAGTGCAAAGGAGCGTGAGGAAGCATGATAAAAGTTGCATACGACGCTGAAACGGGTGAAGTCAAGAACGCATTCGACAGTTCCATTGAGGTTTCCGGGGAATTTGTTACGGTTACCGAGGACGTCTGGAACTCGATGACCGGATTGAAAGTAAAAGTCGTTGACGGCGCACTTGCGGCTGACTTGTCCGACGCCAAGGAGAAAGCCCGCAAACGTCTGTGGAGCAATTACAAAGAGCACCAGACAAAGTATGTGGATGCAGAGGACTTGACCCTTGCGTCCCTTTGCGCCGCCGGCGGCAGTGTCAAAGGCAAGGCGGTACAGGCGTGGGTGATGGGACTGTGGAAGCAGTATTACACTGTCAAGGACCTGATTGACGCCGCCACGACGCTGGAAGTGCTGAACGGATTGGACCTGACGGCGGCGAGTTACGGAGAACCGCCTTACACGATCAGGGAACTGAACGAGGAAGCGGCGGCGGTCATGGCGAACGACAACAGCGGAAACAGCAATGCAGAAACGGAAGGTGAATAATGGAATATCTGCCGACAGACTTGCCGAAATACATGAAAACAACCAGCCGCGAAGCGGTGGCAAACAGTCCGGTTGAAGCGGGACACGTTCTGCTGTTTTCCGAGGACGGAACCAGCCTGACCGCCAAAAAATCCGACGGAAGTTTTGAAAGTGTCGGAGGCGGAAGCAACGTTGTAGCCGGGTACATCCGAAACAACAACGGCGCATTGACCTTTTGTGAAGCAGGAAAATTGGAAGGCGGCGCTGTAAGTAAAATCACTGTTTCCGGAGCGGGGACAGCAGCGGCGAACGGGATATACACGACAAACAGCGCAGTAACCGGTATTCATCGAACATGGATGAATAAAAGCACAGGCTGCAGTATCGCAGCTAATGTACATGCTGTGGATAAATCAGAAGCCTGGTGGTCAATCTGGGATGCCAACGGGTCCCCGCTGTATAGCTCTTCCACTTTCAACCTTATAAGCGGCGATCCTGAAACATCTCCCTGGGAGCTAAGCTGGAATGCCAGCGCAGAAGCTGCTCCTGCTCCGTCTGTTTCGCACACGATGGTATACCCGACGGGAAGCGCAGGAGATACGGTTGCACAGCTGCGGATTTCCGAAACGCTGAAACCGGCTCCTGATTACGCTGGACGCGCGGCAAGCACGAAGAAAGCAGCGGACATTAACCCAACAATCAACCAGACAAAATACATTACTCCGGCGTTGGCGAAAATCAAGGATTACACGCCGGTTCTGAAAATCGGAGAAGAGTATTTTGTGAACGGGATCGGCGGTGATTTCATTCCGGGAGGAGAGTTTTACAAATGTTCCGCACTGGTGGCGGCGAGTGAAGGTGGCGTACAGGGACAAACGATAAGTTTTCACGGGGTTTGCCAGATGGATGGCATGACACCTGAAACTGCGGATTTGTCGTTTACGATGGAAGACACTGCAAAAACCGGCTGGGAAAGAACATGGTTGAGTTCAGACGGAACGCTCCGTTTACAGGCAAAAGTTTATATTGAGCAATCGCCGGGTTCTGACGTTGACGATTCGGCGCGGACTTGGTTTATCACATCCGCATCGAACAGCGCAACTAACGTTTGGGAAGCAGACCAAAACGGCAGTGATGGACCGGCAGACCCGTGGAACATGTCCGAACTGACGTATGACGAGAACGGGATGTTATATACCCTCACATGGACGGTTTCGGAAGCATCAGCCGGAACGCCAGCAACGTGGAGCGGTTACAAGGCTACGCAGGGAGACGATGGCAAGTACAGCTTTGCAGATACAGCGACAACCGGGTTGAGCTACGATGGTGGTTTCACACCGCAGGTCGGGACAATTTACAGTCAGGACGCGAAGGTCAAGATTGCGCAGCTGATGGAAGCCACTGCCGCCATTCCGCAGGATGGACTGATATTATGGATGCCATTCAATGGTTCTTCTGAAGTTAAAGTTGGTACATTGGTTTCTTTTCAAGGTACAGTTACATTCGGAGAAGAAGCAGGGCAGAAGTATGGCGTATTTGATGGAAGCACGGCGTTCAGCCTGAAAACGATTCTTGGCGATGAGACAACAGACACATGCACGGTGATATGTTACGCCAAAGGTGCATTTAGTTCTGGTCAGACTGGCGACGGTTATGTGTTCTGGTCACAGACACATCCGAGTGGGGGCAACAATTGGGGAAATGGGGTATATCTTGCTTATGATGGTACGTTCTGTAGTTCTAATAGTATCAAATGTATCAGAAACGCGTGGAACTTTTTCTGTATCAGGCGCACGTCATACACTGCCTACAAGATACAGATAAACACTAATGTTTATACAAACATGTGGGGAAACCAGAATTTGGGCACAGGAAACTTTATTGGGTCCGGCGGTTCTGGCGGTTATTGGCGAGGCAACATCTTTGATTGTGCGGTTTACAATCGCATTCTAACGGACGAGGAAGTAACCGCGTTGTATCAGCGTGTGATACCGCTGCAAGCGTAAACTTGACAGCGTTTATTGAACAGAGGAAGGAGTTTTTATGACGATATTTGAACTTGTGCAAAAGGCGCACCGGATGAATCTGGAAGGGGCTGGAATCCTCGACGGTTACAGTCTTGACGAAATCAAACGGATTTACAACGGGATAGGACCTGACAGCTTTCCGGATTGGCTTCGGGAGGTCGTAACGGAAAGCGCAGGAATCTTCGAACCGGCGGCGGTAATCCACGATGTGGAATATGACATCGGAGGGACATGGCAGGATTTTACGGACGCAAACGAGCGTTTCCGGCGGAACTGTTACCGGCTGGTGAAAGCGGAATATCCGTGGTGGTCTCCGTTGCGTTATGCGTGGCTGAACAAGGCGCGGCGGTGGGCGAATTACTGTCAACTGTTTGGCTGGGACGGGTTCCGGAAAATCAAACCGGGAGGCGGCGCATGAACGAAAACTGGGCGATTGCCATTATCGGAGCGGCTCTGACAGTCATGACGTTGATTATGGGCTGGATGGCATCCAGTATCGCAGGAATGCGCAACGACTTGAAAGCGTTTGTCGTGAAAGACGACTGCAACCGGGCGATGGACGGACACTGCGATGAAATACGGAATCTGTGGGGAGAAATCCGCAAGAACTCCGAAAAAATCGCCGTACTGGATGGAATATTGAACAAAGGAAACAATCCATGAACTATACAGAGAAAGAACAGAAGATGTTGAAGATTGCACCGAAATTGATGGCGGCAGGATGTTTGTTTGTCTTTGCCGGGGTCGCGATGATGTTCTGCGGCGGCTGCGCCGCAACCGAAACCGTGGCGCAGGGAATCACCACAAAAAACGTCTCCGGAAACGGAACGGTCATTGATTCGCACGTCGGGCTGAACGTGGAAACGAAGATTCCGGAGCTGAAAACGACGTTCATTTCGGGCGACATTGCGACGGTGAAAGCCGGAACGAATGCAATCAGTTACCGCGAGGAAAGCGCGGCGAGTGTCTGGAACGCGCAGAGCATCACCAAGAAGCGTTTTCTGGCGATCACCTTGACCGATGCGGGAGACGTACCTGCAACGATTAAAGCGGTGGCGGAAGTCATTGCGCGGCAGGAATCAGCAGAAGCAACAGCAGAAGCGGAGAACAGAGAAATTCCAAAATAAAAATTACGCCGGGCAGTGAACGATCCGCCGCCCGGCTTTTACATTACAACAACAGCCAAATCAAAGGGGGGATTATGGCGGCTACATTTGCACAGATGATTCAGAGCGCGTTTCCGGACGCGCAGACCGGAAAAGATTTTACATTCAGAAGCGACGCTGAAGGACATCCGGAAATCGACTATTGGAACAGCGAAAAACTGGGACCTGAACCGAATCTCACGTCTTTACACGCTGAATACATGAAACGAATCCGGAAACGCAAGGAAATCATGCCGAACGTTGACGACGGAGACCCGGCTCCATGGCTCAACGCCGATTACCAGAAAACAAAAACTCCAGAAGACCCGCCGCGAACCAAAATCCGCTTTCTCCGGGTGCATGATGCTGGAAGCGGAGAAGTCCCGACGGTGCGAATAGACCCGGACACGGGCATGATTTGCAATTCCACGCACGATTGATTCTGTAAAAAAAGAATTGGGGGGAATCAATCATGCAGGGGAAAGAAAAGTTTTATTCCATTCGTACTGCCGCTCAAAAAATGGGGCTGAAAAGTCCTGCATACGCAAGAAAAATTCTGGGCAATCCGGACGCAATGGAAAAGTACAACGACGGAGAACGTTTTCTGTATTCTCCGGAACATGTGGAACGTTCAAAAATCATACTGGATGAGAACCGGAAAAGACGACAGCAGGACAAGGGGAAACGATGCTGTTACCAATGCAGAAAAAAGTTTAATCCGTCCGAATTGCAAAGCGGAATCTGCACAAACTGTCTTGCGTGGAAAACGGTTTTGAATTACAGTTGCAGCGGTGATCGGACGAAACACCGGCCGGATCGCAGGAAGGTTGAAAAACTCAAGGCGGCTATTGGGAAGCTGGAAGCAAAATTCAAGACGCAAAGCGCACGGCAAGCGGGAGATAGAGCTTGAATACCGAGCCGGAAAGCTCGTCGCCGAGGAAAATCATTTTCCCGTGCGAGAGAATATCCATGCCTATCAGAAAATCAAATCCGGCGTCATTCCCGGCTTCTGAAACCTCAATGTTCGGTAAAATGAACCCTTGTCCAAGAATCAGGTCAACGCGGTACAGGTTGGCGCGCTCCGTTCCGTGAACCCCGGAAATGCCAGTCTGACCGTGCGGAATCAATTCCAAATCTGCGGCGATTTTCTGCGCAATCATGGATGATGTTGCGCCTGTATCAATGATTCCCTTGCAATCCTGAATACGACAATGGCACCCCGGACAAGTTATAGATACAGGAATCGCCAATTCATTCACAGCGTTATGTTTATGACTATTCTGAAAAACAATTTCGCATTCGAAACCGGATTCTGAAGAATGACACATTATCGAACTCCTGAATTATTTTTAGGTATTGGTAAAACCTCCGGCGTTTTACGGCCGGAGGAAACGGAAATCGGAATCAAATCAGCCGGCTGTCGTCGCCGGATTCATCGCGTTCAGAATGTTCAGCGTACAAACACCGTTGACCGTGATGATAGTGGCGAGATATGCGGCTGTTCCGGTAAGCGCAACAGCCTGCGCCGCCGCCGTGGTGCTGGAATAAACGACCGGGAGAACCTGACCGTTTTTCAGCTGAACGACGGGCGGAAGCGTTGAAGTGGTCGAAACGGGAGAGACCAGCATGAACAGATCGTCCCGGACCAGGCACTTCAAGCAGGCGTTGATGGAATATACCACGTTGGTTGAACCGACAACCGGCGCGCCGAGTGCATACCGTTTGATTCTTTTTGTGTTGTTGCAGCAGTAAGCCATGATGTAAAACTCCTATGTTGAGCGATTTACGGTTAAAATTCTCCTGCTCTTACGAACAGGAGAGGTTGAAACATCAATCAGCAGGAGCTTCCGCAGGAGCAGGAATTGTTGCAATTGCAATTTCCGCCTGCATACTGACCGAATTTGTTCAGGACAAAAAGCTGCTGATTGGCTTCGGCGAGTTTGCGTTCGATGTCGGCAGTATACTGCGCCTGAATCAACGCGCGGGTCGCCTGACCTTCCGCGGCGATAGCCTGTTTGAGTTCGCAGGTCTGCATGGCGGAATTGTAATTCAGCTGTGCGGTCTGCTGGGTGATGTTGTTGTTGATTGCCGCGCCGGTGGTGGCAATGGAGTAATTGACCCCGGCGATGTTCTGCTGGGTCTGGCAGCAGCACTGCGCAAGGGCGGCTTGCAGATCCCGCTGTCCGAGCTGGGTCTGATAGCCGTTCTGCGTGATGGCGTTGCTGACATTGGCAAAGCCGCCGGCGACAAGGTCTTTGAGCTGCCCGACCAGATTGATCTGTGTGGCGTTTGCCTGACCGTTGTAATTTGCGCCGGCGCGGAGTTCCGCGATGTTCGCCGCGTCTCTGATGGCGAGATCGATTCCGAGAGCCCCGTTTCCGGAGCTGTTGCATCCGCAGCGGTTTCCGCCGAAGCCGCCCCAGCCGCCGCCCCATCCGCCGAACAGGATCAGGATCAGAATCCATGCCCACCAGCCGCCGAAGCCATCGCCGAAGCCGTTAGAGTTTCTGTTGTTGTTCAGGAGAGCCATAGCCTCCCAGCCGTTGAATCCGCTGCTTGCCGCAGGGTTCACATTGTAGATAGGAACAGCATCCATAATAGATACTCCTTTTCGTTGTTTTTGTTGTTTTTTTGTTCGTTCGTATGCAGCGCAAATTCCGGAATTTTACTGCTGAACGAAATTTAAAACTGCCCTCTGATTTCTCCAAAAAAAATAAATTTACGTATCAACTGCCCTCTGATTTTTATTTTTTTGGAGAACATAGAGGTCGGGTACATATTGCAGCAGAAATTAAAAGAGGAAGTGCAATCATGGAAGAAAACGTTGAAAAAGAAAACCCGGCTGTTTCCGCTGAAGAACAGGGAGTTACAGAAGTTTCCAGTGCCGGAGAACCGGCTGAAACTCCTGAATCCGGAACTGAATCTGAAAAGGCGTCAACTCCGGACGCGGGCAATGAACAGCTGCGCCTTGAAAATGAAGTGTATCAAAAACATTTCGCTGCGCTCAATCAGGAAATAGAGGAGATCCGGCGGAGATTCCACGCTGAACCGGAAGCGGAAGTAGACCCGGTACAACAGCTTTCCAGTGAAGTGAATAGCCTGAAGAACGGTTTTGATGAACTGAAAAATATGATTGCCAATTCCAGGCAGGAAACGGCAACACAAAATCCGGCGCAACCTCAACAGGTACAGCCGCAAGCGCAGCCGAACATGTTCCAGAATCCGTTCGGAGGATATTACCAGCAGCCGATGTTTCAGCAGTACAGTCAACCGCTGTTTCAGGCGTCTGCTATCATGCCCGCGCCGCCGCTGCCTTATATCCAGACGCCGACCATCATGCCGCTGAATACGCAAGTTCCGCAAATCAATCACATACAATCAAATTTGAACGGAGGAAAGTAAGATGGCAGAACAGCAAATCAACTTGAATGCGCAGGGACTGAACGCAACTGGAAACGGAAACGCAAGCAATGCGAAAAATACTGCGCATGGGTACACGACAATCAGAATTATTCCCGGTCAGGATGGACAGTCTTACACGCTGGAAATCCTTGAAGCCGAGGCAAAAAACGGAAATCGGATCGACCAGCGGGTCGCAAACAAGATTCTGGCGATGGACCAGCAGTTCAGGGACCCGAATTTCATCAGCACATTGCAGCAGATGCGGCAGAATCCGCAGGGAATGCTCCAAAGTCTGATGCAACGCATGATGGGAGGCGGGATGCCGCCAATGATGGGGGGGTTCAACCCTATGATGGGGGGCGGATTTATGGGAAGATAAAGAGAAAGGCTTTTATCATGAACGACGACAAAGAAAAAGAACTGAAAGAAATGATGGGCAAAATGCCTGACAGATACCGGGACAAGGAAACGTTTCTTTCTGAATTGAGGAACGCCGATCCGGAAAAAATGAACTGGATGATGCTGAATTTTCTGGTGCAGAAAATGTACGACGGAGTCCAGGGCGAACCGGAATGGCAGAGCGAAAACGATTTGCGGCAAAGCAACAACCGTTATGCAGGGGGGATGTACAACGGTGGGCATTACCGCGACAATTCTGTCAATGACAGTCTAATTCGCGGAATTGACATGGCTCGACGCATGACCGGGATCGGGCAGTTTTACCGGAGCTATGCGCGCGAAAACAGCACGGAGCAGGAAGAATATCTGTGCAAGGTCAAGGAACGTCTGGGCGAAATTATCGGGCAGTCCTTGAGTGAATCGGACATCAAATGTCTGATTTGCCGTGAAGCCGGTAATCTCATCAACAAGATTTGCAAGGACGAATCTTTTGACGCGGTGAAGGAGTTCACCGAACTGTGCATGGCTATGAAGGGCTACAAGCAGATGCTTCCGGAAGAATTGGAAATGCAAGCCAAAAAAGAAGCCATTTCCAAGTATGCTGAAATGCTGGAATACAGCGAAGGCAACCGGCGGGCATTCCGTTCACGCGTCATGGACGACGGAGATTATGCCGGACGGCGGCGCATGGAAGGACGCGACTTCCGGGATCACCGGGGGATGCTTCCGACTGTTGAAATCGCCGAATTCGGCAGACGCGGACGCGATTCCATGGGGCGTTTCAAGTAAAAAAACGTCTTCTTTCCTCTGGGACGGGCAGAAATGTCCGTCCTTTTTTTGTTCCAATTACACAGCCAATTACACATCACGTTTCGAGGCTAAAACCCCGCCAATTACACAGCCAATTACACATCACGTTTTGAGCGATTACGAGCCTTCTTTCAGAAGCCAGAAAATCCGTTTGAAATCAAAAAGTTCATCATCAAACATTTCAGAAGGCGGATTCTCGTTGTATTTCTTCTCACGTTCTTCTTTTTCCCAATCTCCGAGTATTTCCCACTCATAACAGCCGTACCGGAGACCGACGCAAAATTCATGATCGCCGCCATTGCGTCCGATCCACATGTCATACCTGTCGATTATGTCAAAAGAGCCGCGGATCATCCTGTATGTTTCTTCGTTGTGGATATAGCAACGACATTGTATAATCTCCGGCTGTTTCGGAGATTCTATTGTCCAGTGTCCGGGGTGGGTAAACGTCAAATAGAGGGTAAAACCGTGGCATTCCACTTTGGAAAAGCGAAGCCAGCCGAAGTTTTCCGGATCGGCTTCCCGGTAATCCTGCCACGGGATGTTCATAGACCGTAATGAGAAATCTTTTTTCATACTAAAACATACTCCTATGTTGTGTTTTTTTCAATGCCAATTCCGGAGAAACGGTTACATACAAAGTTACATACAAAATCTCCGTATGGAGGGGGGTTGGGGGATGTGATTTAAGTATAAAAATGGTGGAGCCGGCGGGAGTTGAACCCACTTTTTTACCTTGAAATGTATGATTACATACGATATTACATACATTTATTGATTGCTTTCGCCGCATCCGATACTCCTTTTATTGACCTTGCATAGATGTCCTCCGTGGTTAAATTGGAGTGTCCGGTAATGGCACGGCGGATGTCTGCGGACAAGCCCATATCTTTCATCCATGTTATTGCCGTACCTCGAATGGAATGAAATGTTGCAGTGCCTTCCGGAGAATCTTGAATATTCACGCGGTTCAACAAACGCGCAAATTTCCGGGAAAACGCGTCGTTGTTTGTCCAGCCGAACACATTCACCAATGGCGCGGATTTGTCTTTCACCTGCGGTTCAAGTTCTTTCAGAAAGCGTTCCAGAGGAGAGAATAAAGGAACGCAGACGAATTTATTGAACCGCGAAGTTTTTCCCGGCTTTATCAGGAATATTTTCTTTTCAAAATCGAAGTCGTTCCAGGTCATCCGGGCGCAGGTTTCCAGACGCTGCGCAGTCCAGCGGGCAAGCATGGTCATGATCCGGATTTGCAAGTCTCCTTTTTCCAGGACCAGGGCGATTTCAGCGTCGGTAAGGTTGCGATGGGATTTCACATCCGTCAACTCTTTATTCATAATCGGCTGGAACGGAGACATGGTTATATTCGCCTCGACCAGACACAAACGGAAAATCATGTTCAGCGCGGATTTGTGGTTATTCCACGTTTTCGCGGATTTGTCGCCAAACTGGCTGTCGAGATACTTCTGACAGATTGCCGGTGTTACCTCGTCCGCGAAACAGACATCAACCCCTTTGCAGAAATATTTCCACGCTCGTTCATGGTCTTCCGACAGGGAGCGTTTGGATTTTGCTTTTTCCAGCATTTCCGACAAGGCAAGCGTACCTCGTTTGTGCGCGACGCGCTGTACCTGCGGATGGCTTTCCATTTTCATGATTTCTTCCGCTTTCCGGACGAAATCAGGATCGGCGTTTTTCAGAATTTTTTTATATGCACGGCGCATTCCGACGGTTGACCGGTACTGCGAATCTATTTTTTCCGCCGCCGCACGGTCGGTACAGCCGGTGGATCGCGTCCGCAATACGCCGTTTTCATCGCGAAAATAGGAATACCAGATGTTTTTTATCTTACGTACAGCCATGATGTCTCATCCAGAATGACGGCTGGCAGTCATGGCCGGGACAAACGAAGACTACGGGAAACCGGAGTGCCGCCGGATTTTCTGTCTTTCCGCTTGTATCTGATACTGCCGCTGCTGTCATTGTGATTGTGTTTCTGTTCATGATTTCCCCCTGTATCATTTTCTTTATCCCTGAAGTCCGACGGTGAATTCCGCCGGACGTGATTTCCGTTTCCGTTTTATCCTGCGATGGTCCGCACCATGTGTCTGAACTGCGCGTCGGACAATTCGCGGTTCGCCAGCAGATTCCGGACCAGGTGTCTGAAACAAGCCGATTCGGATTCGATGATGTTCAGGACCGCGCCGCTGTTCAGCGTGATCCGGTTATTGCTGTCGGAGAGTGTCATTTCCGGGCAATCCGCTGTGAGGTTCCGGGCGGTCTGGTCGATGGCACTGTTCATTCCTTTTTCCATTTTGTTTCTCTCCTTTGGATTCATGGTTGTGTTTTTTTATTCGGCTCTGCGGAAAAGCGGCCGTCTTTCCCGCGTTGCCTGTTTATTTCAAAATGCTTTCTATGTACTGCCGGACCAGGTCCACTTTCACCTTGTCCGGGATAGCATCCTGATTCAATACCGTCATGCAATACTTCAAGGAACTCCGGTAATCTTTTTGAATATTGACGGTAATTCCGCTTGCAGACAAACCGTCCGGCTCATACCCGTCCGGAAGATACTTTTTCAGGTAAGGATAAATCTGCTGCCACATCCTCTCACTGATTTTTGTTGTCTGCCCGGAAATGTAACGTGAAAAGTTCTGCTGAAAGACATTGGTTTTGCGTGCCAGTTCCGCCTGACCGCCAGCCGTGTCATTTACAGCATCAGAGATTGCTTTCCGCATTGCATCATTCAAAATGATCATCGTTTTTCCTCCGTTTACCTATAAAATAATGCGTCGCAACAAAAAATCAACAAAAAAGTTTGAAAGAACACTTGAAAAACAAAAAAGTGTTGATATATTGTCTGGAAAAGGAGGAGATATGAAAGAAACGGTTTTGATTCGGGTTGCTCCCGAAACAGCAAAAAAAGTCGAAGAAATAAGGGCATTTGACCCTGAAAAACGGCTAACGCGCATTCAGGTATACGGGCTGGCAGTCAATGCCATGCACAAAAAAATTTTCGGCTCGTCTACAAAAAAGTGTAGATGTGTTGTGGGGGTGAATCATGAATAAAGCAGAAATGACCTCTGGAAAGAAAATCGCAAGTTTTTCCGTTCCGGGGCTTGCATTTGGCATTTGCCATGCTATTGTAATGGCGTGTGGGCGTAAGAACCCTGCCAGTAAAAGAATCAAAACTCATGTATCCGTTGTAATGGCGGGCTTGAGGGAGCGGTCATGCGAAATCATGACCGGCACGACTACTGGCGTGTTCTTAACTCCCGACCAAGCCCGCTTTTTTTGCGCCCGTGAGAAGGCGCAGGAAAAGCATACAGAAAACACCTCACCAGTAGGAGGACGTATGAGTTTTCATTACGCTATCCCGGCTTTTACCGGGTCCAATATTCCCACCCTCGCCAAAGGGGGTGCGGCATGAACACTACCAAAGTATCACAGACAGAAATGGATGCTCTGTGCAAAGAGAGCATCGCCCTTGGGCATGGCCTGTCTTTTGCAACGGGTCGGGTGCTGGTGAAACAGCGCATCGACGATTTCAACAGCCCGGAAGAAATTTCCCGTTTCTGCAATGTGCAGGGACTGGACAAAAATGAACTGTGCTTCGGCATGGAGTTCCAGCGCGGCATTGAAAAAGCCGTTGCAAGCGCACTGGCGAACCGCGTTTGACCAGAACTCCATCGGTGAACCGGAACACCGATAAAAAATCCGGGTGCTGATTGACAATTGAACCTGCAAATCCACGGCGGCACAAACCCCGTCGAAACACGCAAACGGATGTTAAGGATTTCACCGTGAAAAACTTTTTTTTGACACTGAAATGATAACCCCTCGAAAGGAGGAGCTATGAGAGAATTTCTGATTTTGACACTGACCTTTACAGCACCTTTTCTGGTGCTTATGGCGATCCTCCTGGTCGGGGGGATCATCAACAAGAACGTCCGGCGGGCTGTCCGCTGGTGAACAACAAAACGAAAGGAAATGAAAATGATTGTGATTACACGAAAGGACCTGGAACCTCTCATAATTGAAGATGCAGACACGGTCGATGAAGCAGTGGAATATGCTGTGAACCACGGTATCAGTCTGACCGGCGCGGATTTGTCCGACACTGATTTAAGAGGCGCTGATTTGACCGGAGCGGATTTATCCGGCGCGAATTTGTCCGGCGCGCAATTGACCGGCGTGGATTTGTCCGACACTGATTTAAAAGGGGCGGATGTGTCCGGTACGGATTTAAGAGGGGCGGATTTGACCGGTGCGGATTTGTCCGACACTGATTTAAGAGGCGCTGATTTGACCGGCGCGGATTTGACCGGAGCGGATTTGTCCGGCGCAAATTTGACCGGCGCGAATTTGTCCGGCACTGATTTGTTCTGTGCGAATTTGTCCGGCGCGAATTTGTCCGGCACTGATTTAAGAGGCGCTGATTTGACCGGAGCGGATTTGTCTGGCGCAAATTTGACCGGCGCGAATTTGTCCGGCGCGAAATTGTCCGGCGCGAATTTGTCCGGCACTGATTTAAGAGGCGCTGATTTGACCGGAGCGGATTTATCCGGAGCGAATTTGTCCGGCGCGCAATTGACCGGCGTGGATTTGTCCGACACTGATTTAAAAGGGGCGGATGTGTCCGGTACGGATTTAAGAGGGGCGGATTTGACCGGTGCGGATTTCACCGGTGCGGATTTGTCTGGGGCGACTATCGACTACTCCTGCTGGCCGCTTTGGTACGGTTCGCTGGACATAAAAGTCGATAAACAGATTTTCTGCCAGCTGCTTTACCATGTAATTAGAGCCGGTAAGTCTGTGGATGACGAGGAAGTACGGAAAATTATAAATAACCCGGAAAACATCGCCATGGCTAATAAATTTCACCACGCCTGTAAATACGGAAAAATCTTACAGGAGAAAACGGAAGGACGGTAAAAAATGGATAACAAAGAATTTGAAGTGCGGCTGGCGGAATACAATCGCCAAATCGCCCTGCAGAAAATGCGCCGGGGAACAGAAATGATGCGCCGGTTGCGGCTGGCGCATCACGCGCTGGGTTACAGACCGAGCGCAGACCGGGTGCGGGGTGAAAAATGACCCGCACTGAATTTCTCGCCCGTCGGAAGTCGGGCATCGGCGGCTCGGACGTCGCGGCGATCATGGGGCTTTCCAAATGGAAAACGCCTTATGACGTGTGGAAAGACAAGACTTCTGACGAGATCCACGACGAGCCGAACGATATTCTGGAACTCGCCAGTTACCTGGAAGATTATACAGCGCGAAAATACGCTGCGCTCACGGGATATAAGGTGCAGCGCAAAAACGCGGAAATCGTCAACGCGGATTGCCCTTATCTCAAGGGGAACATCGACCGTGAAATCCTGCTGGACGGTGAACGAGGCGTCGGGATTCTGGAATGCAAAGCGTTGAGCACGTTCAACTTCCGGCGCGTGGAAATGTACGGGCTTCCGCCTGAATACATTTGCCAGATCCAGCATTATTTCCTGTGTTCGAACGGGCGTTATCACTGGGCGGCGTTCGCAATCCTGAACCGGGATAATGGCAAGCTGTTGACTTTTGAAGTTGTTCCCGATTTGGCACTGATGCAGGAAATCAAAAACATCTGCTCCGATTTCTGGCTGAATTGCGTTCTGGCGAATGTTCCGCCGTCAAACACGCTGAACGCGTCCGAAAAAGCCGCCGCCATTCCGAAATACAACGGAACAATTTCCGATCTGTCCGGGGATTCCGAACTGGCGGAGCTGATTTCACAGCGCAACGAGAATGACGGTCTGGTAAAAGAAGCAACCGCGCTGCGCGATGAAACGGATGAACGAATCAAGGAACATCTGGGCGACATCGAAGCGGCTGAATGCGGGGGCGCACGGATTTACTACCGGTCATCATCCAGAACATCGCTTGACAGCACCCGGCTGAAAAAGGAAAAGCCGGAGATTTACAACGAATATTCCAAAACCACCGAAGGCGCACGGAGTTTGCGCTTTTACAAACTGGGAGCATGATTATGGCATACAGTATGCAGAAAAGAGAAGACGCGGCGACCATGGCGGAGCTGACCAAAAAAACCGCGTCAATCGTCAACGAACAGCTGAAAAAGAACCGCGCGGTCATTATGGCAACCCTGCCGCGCGGTTTCAATTACGACAGAATGTGCAGAACGGTCATCAACGCGGTAAGCACCAATTCACTGCTGGCAAAATGTTCACCGGCTTCGATTTTTCTTTCGACCGTACGGGCGTTTGCGCTCGGAATCGAACCGAACGGCAGTCTGTCGGAAGGTTATCTTATCCCCTTCTGGGACGGGAAAAAGGGCGGGTATGAATCGCAGTTCATGCCATCGTACCGCGGCTTGCAGAACCTGGCGCGGCGGTCCGGTGAGATCCGCGACATTTACGCCAAAGCGGTCTGCGAAAACGACGTCTTTGAAGTCGAGGAAGGCACGGAACGCAAGATCGTCCACAAGCCCGACTACACCAAACAGCGTGGGAAAACGGTCTGCTATTACGCGGTATTTCACCTAAAGGACGGCGGCGTTGACTTTGAGGTCATGAGCATTGACGAGATCGAGAAAGTCCGGCGGTCAAGCAAGGCGGCGGACAAGGGACCATGGGTCGACTGGTATGACGAAATGGCAAAGAAAACAGTCATGAAACGGCTTCTGAAGCGCGCTCCTATGAGCGTTGAACTCGCAGACGCTATCCGATTGGAAAACGCCGCGTCAACCGGGGAAGCCGCAGACGACGTCATTGACATTGACGGTCTGGAAGTCGCAGAAGAAACACCGGCGGAAATCCAGAAGGAAATCAACCAGGAGCGCACATCGGCTCTGAAAAAACAGCTTGCGGAAAAGAAAACCGCCTCGGCTGAATCGGACAATCTGACCACGGTCAAAATGATGATCGGGCGTGAAATTGAAAGCAGCCATGCTCCGGTCGCGGTTGAAGACGTGTTGAAATACGCGGCGGAAAAGAAAACCGCGCTGACCATCGAAACGGACGTCAAGGCACTGGTCAAACAGGCGGCGGAAGCCTCGCTGGCATTGGAGGCTTGACAGACATGACGTACATCTTGGAACAATGGCAGGTCGACGCGCTCCGGGAAAGGAAAAGAATCACCGGGCGAACGATCGCTGGCATGGTCCGGGATGCAATTTCGCAAGGCAATGGCAAAGTGGCAGAAAGACAGCGCGGAAAGCAAATGCGCAAATCCTGCCACCTTGTCCGGTTTTCGATAGACGCTGATTTCGGGATGAGTTCGGATGCGCTGCGCGGCGTTCTGACCGCGTTTCTCTCTCAACCCACACCGACACCAGACAAGGCAAGAATCGCGGCGGAAATCGCGTCGCTGGACGCGGAAATAGACGCGTTCTTTGCCAGCTATCAGAACGTTCCATACATACTGGAAAAAACGGAAGGATAAAAGAAATATGGATCACTATTTTTCACCGGAAGTGGCGCAGAAAGTCGGCGTTCATGCGGCTGTTATTTTCAAACACTTGAACAATCAAATCAACCGTCTTGCGTCGATAGACAAAAACTTTTACGACGGTAAAACATGGACCCCGAACACTTTCGAAGAATTGCATGAACAGCTGCCTTATTTGAGCGTAGACCAAATTAACAGAGAAGTACAGAAGCTGAAAAAAGGCGGCTGGATAGAAGTTCGTCAATTCTGCAAAAGTAAATTTGACAGTACAAATTTTTATGCGGTTGGCGATTGTATCGAGAATGCCCGACTGAAATTAAGCCAATCTCCTGCGGGAGAACTATTATCTGGAAGCGATTTTGACCGGCTTAAAACGGCTATAAATAAACTTTTTCACCGAAAGGAAGCGACACTTTGGACAGCAAAAGAAACAGAATTGCTGTACAGAACAGCACGCAGACCGGGCGTTCTTGATGAAATGGATGAAATAACAGAGTTGTACAATTCAGGATATAAATACAGACGTCTGGATGTGTTTTCATTTCTGTACAACTTTACAGGAGAACTTGACCGGGCGCGTTTGATGAGCGGAAAAAAGAAAACAAAAAGGAGTGAAAGATGAGCGTATTACACAATCGGTTCAATATAAACTTCGTTCAAATTCCAAATACGGTGATTACTGATACGCGCATTTCTATGCAGGCGCGTCTGGTTTATATTTATCTGCGATCAAAACCGGATATGTGGACGGTGTACAACGCCGAAGTCATGAAATCGCTTGGCATAAAAAGCACAGAAAGCATGGCTAAATACTGGAATGAACTTGAAAGCTCCGGCTGGATCATCCGCAAGAAGACGAAAGTCGGAACTTTTGACTATGAACTTTGCGAACTTAGCGCAAACGAACTGGACGCAAATGAAAGCGAATCAACCGCAGAAAAAACCCTATACGGAAAAAATCCCTATAGGGAAAAAACCCCAGAAGGAAAAAATCCTGATTATAATAATATTAACTTAAAGAGTAATACTGATTTAAACAGTAATACTGAGAGAGAGAGTAACCGCACGCCCGCACGACCCAGTTATCCGAAGTCGGTTGATGAAGTCATGACCCTTGCCAAAACGCCGATGTGCGGTCTGCCATGCACCAGGGACCAGGCGGACGCCTATTTCACCGACCGGGTACGCAAGGACTGGACGATCAACGGTCAACGCAACCGGATGCCCGTCGGAGCAGTCGCGCTTGACCTCAAAGCATGGCTGATGCGCGACCGGGAGAAAGCCAAAGCCGCGCAGAACAACAGAGGAGAATTTCAGGATGGAAAGCATATGCCAGATCGGAGCGATTATGCAGCCGATGACGACCATTATTTCTGACCCGAAACCGGCAGAACGCTGGCTGAAATATGAGCCCATTATCCGGGCGGATTTGATAGCGGCAGGGATTGACCCTGATGACCCGCCGACACTCGTCCGGGCATTGGCAAAAACCGTTACAAGGGAAAGCCGGAAGGGTATTTTTATGACCGGCGGAACCGGAAGCGGGAAGTCGCTCCGGATGCGGTTTCTCCACGAAATCAAGCAGATCGCAATGATTCCCGCCGCGGATTTCGGCGACGCGTGGAGTTACAGCGACGGAAATCCGGCTGAATTTCGCGAATTCTGCCGCGTTAGTGTTCCTAATTGGAGCGAAATACCAGCAACTTACAACGATTTGATTATCGACGACCTCGGCACGGAAGCGGAGAAATACGCCTGTTACGGAAACTTCTGCGACGTGATGCGCGACAAGGTCATACCGATGCGGTACGATGCTTTTATCCAGCGTGGCGCAAGAACGCATTTTACATGCAATCTGTCCCGTGAACAGCTTCGAAAAAGATACGGAGAACGTTGTTATTCAAGGCTTTGTGAAATGTGTGCTTTTATCGCATGTAATCACCCCGACAGAAGGATCAACAACAGATGAACGATTTTGAACTCAACTACGAACTTACCGACGACGCCGAAAACTGGCAGCCGTCGGACTATCAGGAGAAATGACCATGGACGACGCAGACAAGACAACCGCGCGGGAAGAATCCATGCGATCCTTGCAGAACCGGGAATCCGAAACGGAACGCGAAGCAGAAACCGCCGTTTCCGTTCCCGGAATCATCCGCACGGAATCCGGATGGAAGCAAATCAGAATCACAGAAACGTTTTAGAATTGCGATTGAAAGTCAAGGCGAATCATGAATGGGATTGACTGAAAATCGCAGCCTAAAACGACAGAGAATCGAACAACTCGAAAGGAAATGAAAAATGGTTGAGATCAAGAGAAAACACCTGGAGCCTCTCATAATTGAAGATGCAGAGACGGTCAAAGAAGCAGTTGAATATGCTGTGAACCACGGTATCAGTCTGGAAGGAGCGGATTTGACCGGAGCGAATTTGTCCGGCGCTGATTTGACCGGCGCGAAATTGACCGGCGCGGATTTGTCCGGCGCGAAATTGTCCGGCGCGAATTTGTTCTGGGCGAATTTGTCCTGTGCGGATTTGTCCGACACTGATTTAAGAGGCGCTGATTTGACCGGCGCGAAATTGTCCGGCGCGGATTTATCCGGAGCGAATTTGTCCGGCGCGAAATTGACCGGGGCATTGCTAGACTTCTCTTGCTTGCCGCTTTGGTGTGGCTCGCTGAATATGAAAATCGACAAGAAAATTTTCTGCCAACTACTCTATCATGCACTACGTGCTGGTCAGTCAGTGGATGACGAGAAAGTGAAAAATCTTTTCTCGATTCCGGAAATTGTGAAGCTGGCGAATCAGTTTCACAGAGCCGAGGTATGCGGAAAAATCTTACAGGAGAAAAAAACGGAATGACGAAATCTAAACCGCGCCGGGAAGTCTTACTGGAAAGCAGTATCCGAAGGCAGAAGAAAAAGAACAAGATTTTGCGGAATGCTCTGGACCGGATTATCAAGATCGCGGATGAAGGCAGACGCAAAGAATACGGACGGTCCATGCTGTACAGCATCGAAAGAATTCGCATGAATGCAGAAAATGCCATAAACGAGGAGACAAAATGAAAACCAGACACTATTCGCGGTATTCATGCAAGGTGAAAATGCTGAAAAAGCAGATCGCCGACATGAAGGAACGCCTTGAACGCATTTCGAAGATTGCGGATAAACGCACGTTCAATGCAGACGGGTTATGCGATGAAGATTTTTACTACATCGGGGTCTTTGCAGAACGAGCATTGCATTCCGACCCATTGACCAAAAAACAGGAAAGGAGAATCAAATGCGCAAAAAGCTGACACAGGACGTTTTCATCTATCGCCCAATCTGGGCGGAATGGGCTGCTGTTGACAGTAGCGGCAGCGCGTATTGGTATTCGCACAAGCCGAAGCGGGGGAAGGTTGGCTGGGACTGTCCTGCTGGGTTAGGAACGCTTATAGCTGGTGTTTTCGACGCGACCGATTGGAAAAATTCACTGATTAAGAGACAAAAGGAGATGAAATGAAAGAGAAGGTGTTGACAAAGGAAGTTTTTCAACGTGATGACTGCCCGAAGTGGGCTAAGTATGCTGCGGTTGATTTTAACGGAACTGCATTTTGGTACGAAGAAAAACCGAATTTGGGGGGTTATGCTGGTACGTTCTGGAGGGCTAAGCGTAGAACGAAGTATATGTGTATTAATGGTAATTTTTCTCGGACTGTCGATTTGATTGAGAGAAAACAATCCCAAACCAACCTTGAATGGCTCTGTGAGCATCCGGATGAGCTGGCAAAGAAACTGATTCATTTTGAGGACCTCATGGGAGGGTACATTGCTCCGGATGACAAGGTGTTTTGCCCGTACGACTATGATACAAACACATTCATTGGGTTTGACCAGGCGGAACGCCGTTGTATTGAGTACACTGTCAACTGGCTCAAACAGGAGCATAAGGAGAACAATGATGACCAGAAACAAAGCTAAAAAGCGGTTGAAATACTACATGCGAATATATCGCAAAAGTGAGACCGGCAATGATGTTGATATAATCAAGAGCATTGATAAACTTCGAGATAAAAAGTTCTCCACCCTGCCGCGGCGAATCCGGCACAGACTGCACAAGACAGGTAAACATCTTGTAGACCTGATTGTTTATACTGCAGATGTTATGGCGTTTTATAAAAGCCCTGAAGGTGCAGACATAGAGAATTTTTTCGTATAAAGAGCGAACCAGATGAATGATGAAAGAGAAGAACAGGAGTGCGGAAAAATGTCTGAAGAACCCAGAAAAATCGAAGTGAAAGTTACCGTGGAACATGAACCCGGTTGGGTGACGTGCGTTGCTGTTGCAGTGCTAACCATTGCTCTGTTTAGCATAGGTTCGTGTAACATCAACATCGGAAGTTCAATCCCAGTGAAAACGCAACAAGTTGAGGTGCAGAAATGACAAATAGAGAGGAACTTAGCAAATTGAGTGTGGATGAAATGGTTCGCTTTTTCCAGCAAACAGGCGGATGCCCACCAAAATATACATTTGGGCATTGTCCGGCGCAGGATATGCCTGACGCAATATTAAATGGTGATCATTGTGGAAATTGCTGGTTCGACTGGCTCGAAGAGGATGTTGAGGAAGATGGAACCCGATAAGATTAGTTTTCTGCTGATAGTTAGCGGACTTGCCATAACAATTGATGCACCTATTCTTTGGAGTGATACCGATGAATGTGGGATCGACACAGTTACTGCGTTGATACTTGGTCAGGCAATAATAGGATTACTGCTATTGACTGCTGGAAGTTTTATTTATCTTTTGAAATGAAAGGATGATTAAAATGATGATTACATTATCGCAGGGGCATTGATGTTGTATTTGACGAGGTGAAAGAAAGCTGTAAGAAAGGGAACGAAATGAGCGAACAGAAAATTGTTGAGTTTGACGGCGTGGAGTATGTGAAGGTTCCATACACTGCGCCAGATTGTGGAGAATGCGTGTTTTTTGACACCAATGATGGAGTATGTACCAAGCCGGACTGCCCGGCTTTAGATGGGTGCAAAGATAAGTTCATTTGGGCTTTTAGAAGGAAAGGAGAATAAGATGATTTCAGCAGTAATCGCAAAACAGGAAGCAACAGCAGCCGTGCTTGCATCAATCCGGCATTGGGAGCAGGAGAACGCAGCCGTATTAAAGGAAGCCGAGAACTGTATTTTAGATGCAGCACGAAAAGGTAGATTTGAGTGCGTTTACAGACCTTCAAGGGATGTTAGGGATGTTGACGCATATAAATTGAGTTTATTGATCCAGGATAAAGGATATTCTGTTTCTAGTTCTCAAATGGGGGATTATATGATCATATCATGGGAACTGAAGGATAGTGCAGAGTATGCAGAGTATGCAGAAGATGAAGGAGATGAAGGAGATGAAGGAGAATGACCATGACTGAACCAAAATTCACGCCCGGACCGTACACGGCATCTATTATTGAAACCCATTCGTCCGCCACGGGTGAATGGCTCACATCGTATGATGTTTGCGTCTGGAAAGATACACTTAAAACCGTTGCAGAGGTGTTTCCAATAGATGACAATGACAATGAAGCAGAGGCAACCACGCATCTGTTAGCCGCTGCGCCGGAGATGTATGACATGCTTGCATTTATCCTTGAGTTTGTGGAAAACGGTGGCAATGAGGGTGAAATCAGAGAGTGCTACGCGGAAGCCATAGCAAAAATACTGCGGAAAGCAAGAGGTGAAAAATGAAAGATAACGAGCAGAAAACAAAAGAACTTTTCCTGACCGCCATGAACGCGGTACTGACCATGAACAGGGCGGTCGGAAAATTTGACGAACTCGGATTCGACGTTGAACGCCAGCCGCTGAATACGCTGACAAACGGAATGGATAGAATCATTTCCGGAATCAACAAGGCGTTGGAACTGAAACATTTTATCTTTGACGAAAACACGGTAGAATGGTGGTACAGCCATTATCTGACGGGCGATGTTCCAAAAGTCATAACGGAAGACAAGGAAATCATTGTCGACACGCCGGAAAAACTCTGGGAACTCATGCGCGAAAACGGAGAAGTGTAAAATGGTAAACAACATCGTTTTCGGGATTTGTCTGCTGATGTTCATCTGCATGATGATTATCCAGTGGACAGAGGAGAACCCGAATGAATGAAGAATTGAAAAGGGAAAAGAAGCTGCGTTACCGGAAGTTCGTTTCTGCGAAGAACCTGCCGCAGGACGATTGGCAGTCGCTGGTCATGTCGCAGGGCATGTACAGAGGCTATCCGATGCTGGGATTGAAAACGCTCCTGCTGGCGGTGCGGAACGGCGAACTTATTCAGCAGAAAGTTCATCGCAGACGCAATTACATGCGAGAGTATCACAAGAAATATTACCGCGAACACAAAGCGAAACGTTCGGAGTATTTCCGGCAGAGACACATCCGGAAAAAGCATGAGAAGGAGACAAAAACGGTATGACAACAGAAGAGAAAGAAGAATTGTTCGGGCTGATTCTGATCGAGTTGGAAAAAGCCGAAAGAAAACATCCGAAATTTTGTGTACATGATGATTTCGGGTTATCGCTCCTGACCGAGGAGTTCCTGGAACTGACCCGCGCAATCAACGACACGGAAGAATTTGACCGGGTAATTGAGGAAGCCGCGCATGTTGCGGTAGTCGCCATGCGCATGATTCACCACATGGATAAAATCAGAAAGAAGTTTGCCAATGAACACTGAACTCTGTATTTTCGCGCTGATTGCATTCTCGCTGACCGGATTCGCGGTTGCGGCATATCAGATTTTCTGCATCAAACAGGAGTGTGAACGCATCAAAAAAGTAATGTTCTGCATTATCACAAAACTGGAAGAACTTGAGGAGAAAAACAAACATGAAAGTCATTAAACCGTCCGTCGAAATTTACCGCGAGCCGGATCACTTCCGGAAAATCGAAACCATCGCGCGCGTCTGCACCGGGACGCAGGACAAGGTCGGGAGCAATCCCGATTTTCTGCGAAACCTGCTGAATCTCGGACACGGCACACCGTTTGAACATGTGCGCGTCCGCGTCAACGGGAATATCACCTCGGATTATCCTTGCTCCGTGAAGGAGATTTACGGCTTGTATAACCGAATCGGTCGTGAGTGGGAAGAAACAAGTAGAAACCATAAACGTTATGTCAATACCATAAACGGACGCGATTTTCTGGCTATGGTCGGAACACTCGAACAGCTGAAAGACTTGCCCGAAGACGAAAACTATCTGACCGTGAAATTCACCGTTGACCTCGGAATCGCGCGGGAACTGGTAAGGCACAGGCAGATGTCGTTCATGGAACGCTCAACACGCTATGCAAAATGGGATGACGATGTGGAGTTTGTCCGTCCGCTTCCGTTCGAATGGGCGAAAAACGGCTATACAAAATCCGTGGAACAGCCGCTTTCCTTCGGCGATATTTACGACAATTGGGTTTACGCCTGCCGCGAATCGGAGACGCAGTATCACTGGCTGCTTCACGATTTGGAATGTTCGCCGCAGGAAGCCCGGACGTGCCTGAATCTTTCCGCCGCGACGGTGCTGTACGTTACGGGCATGTATCATCAATGGGCGGACGTGCTGAATCTTCGCCTTGCCAAAGGCGCGCATCCGTCGATGCGATATATCATGCGGAAATTGATTGAACTGCCCGATTTCCCGGCGGAAATTCTGGGCATGGTTGATACGGAGGTGCTGGAAAATGCCAAGTCTGAATAAAGTTTTGTTGATGGGAAATCTCACGCGCAATCCGGAACAGCGTTTTACGCAGTCCGGAACGGCGGTTTGCGATTTTTCCATAGCCATAAATCGAAAAATCACGGTCAACGGGCAGGAGCGGGACGAAACCGTTTTTGTTGACGTGCAGGTCTGGGGCAAACAGGCTGAAAACGTGGCAAGATACTGTGCCAAAGGCAGTTGCGTTTTCGTCGAAGGACGCCTCGCCCTGGACCAGTGGAGCGACCGGAACACCGGAGAAAAGAAATCGAAGATGAAGGTTGTCGCCGACCGGGTGCAGTTCATCGGCGGGCGGAACGGCGGGAACTCGGCACGGGGAAGGGAACAGCACCGTTACACGCGGCAGGACGCACAGCCGCCGGCTGAACCCGCTCCGCCTGCTCCTCCGCCGGAACAGCCATACAATCCAGATGACGATGTCCCGTTCTGACCATGCAGACGGAGGAGACAATCAAAGCCAGCACGCGGACAGGCAAGGCTATCGGACGCCGAAACCGCGCGCTGGTGAGTATCGCGATCCGGGACGAGGACCGGGTTGTGTCGCATTGCTGGGAAACCGTCAAACGCCGCGAAAGCCGCAAGCACATCCGGGCATGTGAGACCGCACGGAAAATTTTCATGCTGGGCTTCGCCGCGTACATGGAACAGATGGAGCTTGACGACGCCCGGCAGAACAGCAAACAGCAGTCCGCGGAACGGATCCAGGACGATTTGTTCCGATAAATTTTCGCGCCACTCATTTTCCTGTACGCGGCGATCAGGTGAGCCGGAGGCGCAAAAAAATGTCCGGCTCAATACCTAAACGGCGGGCGCAGGCGTCGTGCCAATCGCCGCATCCTGCGCAATCTTTTTTTGGAAAAACGAGGGGGGATATAGAAAATAAAAAAGCCCGGCGGGAAACCGGGCTAAAACGAAAGGAAATGGAGATCATGGACCATAACCTCCTGCTGAAGGTAATATAGCTTTCAGTGTCAAGGAAATCAAGGGGAGGTTGAGCCATGTTTAATGAAAAAAGTGAAAAAGAATACGTGGACCTGATGAATGGGAAATGTTACGGGCATCAAGTATTAACCAAAATGCCGAATCAGGACAAATACAAGGGCATGTGTAAATATAAATGCCGGCTGAAAAACGAGTGCATCAACGCCAGCCGTGAGAACAAGGAAATGTGCGAGAGAAATTTAATGCAAATTCCATATGATGAAGGAATTCTGAACAAAAATGAAGGATTTGACGACAACGGAGAATTGGTATTCACAGAAGCAGCGCAGAAAGAAATTTTTTTCGCACAAGGGGAAAAAGCTGAATGCCTGGATTTTTTAGACTTATTTTTATCTAAAAAATTGGTATCACTTGATATGCGAAGTATGATGATGGAATTTATACTCCGGTTCAGCTGTATGTATTTTCTGAACCCGAAGTTTCTGCATTCCGTCATGCTGAAAAACTGGTATGGATTGTCGCAATCAGATCAGGCGCGTCTGCGCCATGTAACGAGGCAAGCAATCAACGATGGAATCATGAAAGAACTGGCAGGCGTGTCGCGTATGGATATTGGCGTTCCGGAGCAATTGACAGAGCTGGAAAAGGCGGTTTACGTATTGCTTTCAGAGGGGAAAAGTTACCGCGAAATTGCCGAAATTCCGGGCATCGGGAGCAAAAGTAAAATAGCGCGTGTGGGACAGTCAATAGCCTCAAAACTGGGCAAAAATGGGACAGCAAAATTTCTGAAAAGAAAAAAAATCAAAAAAAATACAAAGGCACTTTCAAGGAGAAAAATCAACGCAGGAAGGAGATAAAAACATGTTGAAGACTTGACAAAGCGCATATAGCAAAGTATGGTAACCGCAAAGTTTGAAATTTCATCACAGAACAAAACCATAGGAGGAGATTATGGATTTCAAGACTTTTTCGAGAGATTTTTTAACAATCTCATGCTGGCCATTGGATTCAGAGATGCATTATATAATATCTCGAAAGCCGTTAAGAATATGGGACAGCGAAAAAGATCAGTACACAAAATTCACATCGCTAAAGGAGATGTGGGATTACTGCTATGACGGGGAACACAAAGTGTCTGATGCTCTTGCAGATTTGGAATCATTTGAACTATGGCTGGATGAATAAACCATATTTTTTTTAATGACCGACCGCCGGAATACACCGGCGGTCTTTTTTTTGCTCCAGCTTGACATTTCTTATGTAATAGAATTCAAACATGAGAGAACTTGATATGTCGAAGACCAGAGAAAGCGGAGCGAAAGCAAAAAAGGTACAACCGAAAAAATATAAATTCGAAGGGGAAAGACGTTACGCACCATCAAAATTTCGTTTTCCCGCAGAAGCGAATGTAAGAATCAAGGAAAAAACAGAACAGAAAGCCATTGATTATTTCGCGAAGAATTACAGGAATGCGGATCATGAATACGGTTATGCTATTGACCGTGATGGCTATGTCCACGCGATCCGCGAAGGCGGAAAACATTCTGTCGGTATCAGTGGGTCAAAGGGGCAGATGATTATCCATAATCATCCGAGCGGGAATCCGGCTTTTTCAAAGCCCGATTTACAAGCGTTTGCCTTAGAGGAAGTAAATGGCATCATGACAGTGGCAAAAGGCGGACAAATGATTATCCGAAAGAATGGAGGACATTTCAAAAAAGGCGCATTTTTACAAGCTATGAGTAGAGCAGATTTAGCAGGGACCAGTTATGAACAGGCTGTTTCAAAATGGCTTAAAACCAATCAGAAAAAATTGGGATATTCGTTTGAATATAAAAAGCGCAAATAATTGACGAATCAGAATAAAACGCATTAAAATGCGGCGATTGATTGAAGGTAATATAAAAGTTCCAGACGAGCTGTTGTGCATGAAGCTTGACAGTCTGTATTTTGTGTATAAACCACAGAAAGGAGGCATAAGATGGCAAAATCGAGAACGAGTGGAGCAAGAGCGAGAACGGCAAGTCTGTCAAAAGGCTCGCGGAACAGAGGTTTTACGAGAGTTGCACGAAATCCAGTGCGTAGATCCCAGACTACTAGAGGAAATGCGACGGCATACGCGCAACGAATGGTTGCTATGTAAAAATATTGCGACATGGCATGAATTTTTATTTTATGCCATGTCGCAATGAAGAAGTATTAGCAGAAATCCGGTTACACTTACAAATGCAAAAAGACGAGGATAATACAATAAAACACTATGGAGGAGTAAAAATATGTCTGGAAACGCTTTGAATGTGCAGGAAATGAAGCCGGATGCGTTGATACCGTATGCAAGGAATCCGCGCAAGAACAGAAAAGCGATTGACGCGGTTGCCGCAAGTCTGAAAGAATTCGGTTTTCAACAGCCCATCGTGGTTGACAAAAACATGGTGGTCATTGTCGGACATACGCGTCTGGCGGCCGCGAAGAAACTGAAAATGGAAACCGTGCCGGTGGTTGTGGCTGAAAATCTGTCTCCGGAACAGGCGAAAGCATACCGTCTGGCGGACAATTCGACCGGTGAACTGTCTGTCTGGGACGGTCCGCGTCTGGAACTGGAATTAGGCGAGCTTACCAAGCTAAAATTTGATATGCAGCCGTTCAATTTCAGGCCGGTTCAGATTGACGAGGAGACGGGCAAGGTAATCAAGGGCGAGGATTTTGAGAATCACCGGGAGCATACGTTCAAGAAGAACATGTTTGAATATTATCTGGGCATTCCAGAGAATGAAAAAACTGCATGGGGATTTCCGATTATCCGCGGTGAAGATTTCCGCCCGGAGCATGGCATGATTGCTTTTTCCGCAATGATGTCGCATGAGGAATATGAATCAGGGGTTCATTTTTTTATAGATGATTATATGTTTGAACGGGTGTGGACACAGCCGGAAAAGTATGTTCCTTATTTACAAAAACAGGCGTTTGTAATCATGCCTGATTTCAGCACGTACACGGACTTTCCAAAAGTAATGCAGATGTGGAACAAGTATCGCAACCATATGCTTTCTTGGTATTGGCAGGCTCTGGGAATGACGGTGATTCCGAATGTCATGTTCAACGAAGCAAGCAATTACGACTGGATTTTTGACGGTATGCCGCATAACAGCACCGTTTGCATCTCTAATGTCGGTGTAATGCAGAACAAAGAATGGCGAATGTCTTTTATTGAAGGAATGGAAGAAGCAATTCGTGTTCTTGATCCGACGCGGATTTTGTTTTACGGAAGCATTCCGAAGGGATATGATTTCAAGGGAATTGAAGTGATGGAGTTCCGCAGCAACTCTTTCCGTGGCGGGAAAAAGGTAGAATGAACGCGAAACTTGACACGTCTTTCTTTTATTTAAACCATAACGTCGAAGGAGAAGAATCATGGCGAAAACAAGGACATCAGGGGCGGCGGCAACAAACCCGGCGGCTGGAGCATCGACAAGGGGAAGTTACGCGTCCGTAAGACGCGAAGCGATACAGGCAAGAAATGAATATGATCGTGCTTATGATGAGTTCAAACGGCATCGAGCCTCAAGCATGGTAAAGGATGTTTCAAAACTTTCCGCTGGAGATCGTGTTTCAATCGGCGGTGGCGGCAAATTCCCCGTATTATATTCAGGAGATGTTGTTTCAGTCGGAAGAAAGATGGTAAAAATCAAGACCCGTTCATCCATGTATGGCGATCAAGTTATATCTTTGCCAAAAGATCTTTATAAAGCGCATTTTCCAAGTAGTGCTGTACCGAAGTTGGAAGCCGAATTTTCCAGAGTAGAAAAATTGCAGAAAAAATATCTCGATTCGGCAAAAAAAAACTGAACAAAGCGGCCCTGAACAATGTAAAGAAAATCCGATCCAAAAAAATTTGGATATTCGTTTGAATATAAAAAGCGCAAATAATTGACGAATGCAGGAGGAGTAAAAATATGTCTGGAAACGCTTTGAATGTGCAGGAAATGAAGCCGGATGCGTTGATACCGTATGCAAGGAATCCGCGCAAGAACAGAAAAGCGATTGACGCGGTTGCCGCAAGTCTGAAAGAATTCGGTTTTCAACAGCCCATCGTGGTTGACAAAAACATGGTGGTCATTGTCGGACATACGCGTCTGGCGGCCGCGAAGAAACTGAAAATGGAAACCGTGCCGGTGGTTGTGGCTGAAAATCTGTCTCCGGAACAGGCGAAAGCATACCGTCTGGCGGACAATTCGACCGGTGAACTGTCTGTCTGGGACGGTCCGCGTCTGGAACTGGAATTAGGCGAGCTTACCAAGCTAAAATTTGATATGCAGCCGTTCAATTTCAGGCCGGTTCAGATTGACGAGGAGACGGGCAAGGTAATCAAGGGCGAGGATTTTGAGAATCACCGGGAGCATACGTTCAAGAAGAACATGTTTGAATATTATCTGGGCATTCCAGAGAATGAAAAAACTGCATGGGGATTTCCGATTATCCGCGGTGAAGATTTCCGCCCGGAGCATGGCATGATTGCTTTTTCCGCAATGATGTCGCATGAGGAATATGAATCAGGGGTTCATTTTTTTATAGATGATTATATGTTTGAACGGGTGTGGACACAGCCGGAAAAGTATGTTCCTTATTTACAAAAACAGGCGTTTGTAATCATGCCTGATTTCAGCACCTATTGGGATATGCCAAAAGTGATGCGGATGTGGAATAAATGGCGAAATCACATGCTGGCGTGGTACTGGCAGGCTCTGGGAATGACGGTGATTCCGAATGTCCGATTCGGAGCGCCCGAAGATCAGGATTTTATCTATGACGGTATGCCGCACAACAGCACTGTTTGCATCTCTAATGTCGGAGTAAGGCAGAACAAAGAAAATCGTTCTCTCTTTATGAAAGACATGGAAAAAATGATTCAGACTATTGAACCATCGCGGATTATTTTTTACGGGAGCATTCCGAATGGATATGATTTCAAGGATGTGGAAGTCGTATCGGTCAAGAGTTCAACTTTTCTGAATCAGAAATGCGAAAAAAAGGTGGAATGATTGAGCGGGGTCAAGATAGAAGTTCCGGACAAGATGACGTTCTTTTTTCAGGACGGATATGTACGTTACCGGGTGGCATATGGCGGACGCGCCAGCGGGAAATCATGGGCGGCGGTGCGCGGTCTGATTGTCAAGTCGCTTCAGAAAAAACGTCGTATTCTGTGCTGCCGTGAGTTTCAGAACTCCATTGCGGATTCCATCAAGCATACTCTGGAAGAAAATATTGAACTGCTGGGATTGTCTGCATATTTCAATTCGACCAAAGAGGGGATCACCTGTACAAACGGTTCGCAATTCATTTTCCGGGGTTTGCATAACAATGTTTCCGAAATCAAATCACTGGAAAATATCTCAATCGCATACGTGGAAGAAGCGGAAAATGTCTCCGAGGAATCATGGCAGACGCTGATTCCGACCATTCGCGCGGATGAATCGGAAATCTGGGCGGTATTCAACCCGAAACGTGAGGAAGCCGCGACTTATCAACGGTTTGTGCTGTTTCCTCCGAAAAACGCGATTGTTGCCAAGGTTAATTATGTGGACAATCCGTTTTGTCCATCGGTGATGATCGAGGAAGCGGAAAATCTGCGGGAAAAGAATCTGGCGATGTACCGTCATATCTGGCTGGGAGAATGCAGAAAGTCGGACGAAAACGCGCTGTGGAAATATGCCGCCATGATTCAGCCGTACCGGGTGAAGCAATGTCCCGCCGATCTGGAACGTCTGGTTATTGGTGTGGACCCGGCGGTAACATCTGCGGACACATCGGACCTGACGGGAATTGTGGCTGCCGGAAGTGCGCGCAATCCCAAAACAGGCGAACTGGAATATTATGTGCTTGACGACCGAAGTTTGAAGGCGTCTCCGAATGAATGGGCAAAAGCGGTGATTGCGCTGTATGTGGATTTGGACGCCGACCGGGTTGTAGTGGAAACGAACAATGGCGGCGATCTGGTGGCGTCTCTGCTGCGGAATATAGACCCGTCTGTATCGCTGACCGCAGTCCGTGCAACGCGTGGAAAGATTCTGCGAGCCGAACCGATTGCCGCTCTGTATGAACGCGGGCTGGTACATCATGTAGGAGAATTCCCAGCACTTGAGGATCAGATGTGCTCATTCACCGGAGACCCGAAGGAGAAATCGCCTGACCGTCTGGATGCGCTGGTATGGGCGTTGACCGAACTTGCCTGCGGGGCGAACGCCGAACCGGAAGTCGGGAACATTGCGCTGTCGTACTAATTGTTTTTTACAGGAGAGATACATATGGCGAAGACACGCCCAAGTGGCGCAAATTTTATCGGTTTTGCCGATCCCAAAGTAACAAAAATTGAATGGTTTCGCGGTTATACGACAAGAAATCCGTTGCGGATAGATAAGGCGCAACTGTCGCATAGCTTACATAAAAAAGCAATAAGCGGCAAGCTGGGGGTTAAGGACATTATTGACACCTACAAAAAAAGCAGTAAGGGGAGAGCGTTGAGTGCGCACAATGTTCCGTTTGGTATACATTTGACAAGAGGAGGGGTAAAGCATGATTATTTTATAAAAAACATGACCAAAGAAAGACTTGCGATTCTTGTAAACTATGACAGAATGAATTATCTTCTGTCTCATGGAACAGTTCTTGAGAGACGAGTAAAGAGAACAAACCGATATGGGACTGAATCGCCCAAAAAAGATAATTGGGAACGGTTTTGGTCGATTAAGGGGAGTACGTATATCAAGAATAAATTGTATGCGTTTGATTTTTCTATTGTGAAGATAAAAGGTCAAGATATTGCGCATGTTTATGACTTTTCGATGCAAAAGAAAAATTAAAGAAAGGGCATTGTGAACTCCTTCAACGGGCTTGCGCCCGGAAAATTCGCAGTTAAAATCCGCCTATATCACAATGCCCTTTCTTATAGTATACTCCATTTTTTGAAACATTCAAGAGCTGAATGGTCTTTTTTTTGCTTTTTCGCATTCTTTATTTAGGGGGGACTATGGGGGGTGTGAAATATAATAATTATATTATATATATTTATATTAAAAATTTTTCCTGTTTTCTTTAATGACGCATCTTTTCATTAAAGTTTTTGCCTGTTTTTTTAATGTCATGATTCTTCCCAACTTGACATCATCTATTGGGTGCAGAAAAAAACAGAGAGAAAAAAAGAACCGGAGAAACTGGAAAATGAAGAAGCCCATAAAAACAAAAAAGAGAACATCCGTAAAAGTGAAAAACACGTTCAATGAACAGAGCGGGCGCGATCCGAAAACCGGACGTTTTACGGCTGGGCACAAATTTTCATCCGCGCCGACCAAGTGGACAGAAGAAAAAGCAATGGAGCTGGCGGACGGCCTGATCCGCTGGATGAAAGACGACCCGAATCATTTTCTGATCGGCGACTATCTGATCGAGCATGACTTGTTTTCCGAAATTGTCGCTTATCTTTCATCGCGCTATCCCCAATTTTTAAACCATATTTCCAGGGCGAAAGAAATTGAAGCGCACAGGATCACCATGTATGCGCTTGCCAACAAACTGAATCCCGGTATGGCGCAATGGGTTCTGGCGGTCAATCACAATAAGCACAATGTGCAGAAAACCGAAGTTACCGGAAAGGACGGTGCGCCGTTGTCGCCGCCTTCCATCACGATACAGCCGGTAGCGGTAAAAGGCTCAATAAAACCACAGGAGGCATAAGATGGGCGGAGGAAAAAAAGCGGAGCAACAGCAAGAGCGGTTGAAAAAAATGGAAATTACGGAAATTTTCATTTTTCTGGCATATCCGCAAAAGGTAACGCATTTGATCTCACAGTGAATGACAAAACAACAGAGGCGACACTTAAGGGTACTTTTGGAGAAGTTACCGGAACAATAGGATTTGACGACAGGGAAAACATGTTTTCTGTAAATGGACTTGTGGGACAGCATTATGGAGTACGAATAACGTTATCGCCTGAAAACTACGCAAAATTGAAAAAATCTTACATGCCAAAAAGCGAAAAAGACATACCTGGTCTTGCAGAATTGGAAAAGGCGCAAAGTGCGATGGATTATTATTATAGCGAGCGAGAACGCCGGATTGCAAGAGGCGATTACCGGCCATTATCAAAGCCGGATTACGATATAAAAGCACTGAAAAGAAAATATCCAGAAGCAAGTTTTTATCAGGAAGCAGAGAGTATGGCATGGAAAAATAATTACAGGATGTCGATCATCGGGGAGAGAGCTTTGTATGAATTGAATCGAGGTCGAAACTGGAAAGTTGTAAAGAAGGTTTTTGATAGACGTGTAAAAAGATTTAATCGGGAAGAGAACTGGGATTGAAAAAATAACGAACATCAGCTTGACACTGGGCATTGATTGAGAAACGCAATCAGCAGGAGACGACAGCGATATGATAACCAGAAGTTTTGACGCCATTACCCGCAAGAAATCCGCACAGAGCGCATTAGAGCAGTTAGCCGACCCGGAATACAGCCGGATGCTTCCGCTGTGGGAGTTGTGCGACGACGTCTTTGCCGGGGAACTGGCGGTGAAAGCCAAAGACGCCAAGTACATTTACCAGCCGGTGAGCAAGTCCGGAAAAGACCGCCGGAAGGCATGGGAAGCGTACAAGGGGCGCGGCGTGATGCCAGATTACGCGGCGTCGACGCTGGAAAAGATGTGCGGGATTCTTTCCAGCACTCCGCCGGATATTACTTTCGACGGGAAGGCGGCTCGTCTGGATTTCCTGCGCGAGTATGCGACGCCTTATCACGACGGGCTGGATGCGCTGGCAGACCGCGTAAGGCGTTTTGTCCTGCGATCCGGACGGTATTGCCTTCTGCTGGAACCGGATGAAGATGAGAAAATCGGATTCCACATCAACGAGTACAAATGCCGCAAGTTCCTGCGGGCGAAAGCGGTTGACGGCGGCGGCGAGACTTACGCGAAACTTGTTCTGCTGGATACGTCGTCGATCATTTACGAAACGGGGCTGTGGAAAGACGTCTATTATCCGCAGATCACCCTGCTGGCTCTGGATGGCAACGGGGTTTACTATCAGGCGAAATTCGGGCGCAAGGGCGCGCCGATTGAGCGTTACCGGAACACGGGCGTTCCAATCTTCGGAGACAACCAGGTTTACGCGGAAGCCATGAGTGAGGTTTTCAATCAGCTGGAAGGTTTCGATGTGGATTTCCCGGATGAATCGCGCTGTTCAGAGCTGGTTTATCCGACGAAATACGGGCGGACGCTGGATCGCATTCCGTTTGTCTGCGTGAATCCGGGGGATCTGAATTTTACGGACTACTGGAATCCGCCGCTGCTGAAACTGTGTTTGCAATCGCTGCACATTCTGGATGCGGACTGCACGTACAAGACCGCGCTTTTTCTGACGGGAGATCCGCAGCCGGTGTTTTCCGGGATGAACAAAAGTGAGCTGCAAGTCGGCTCCGATTCGCCGTGGTTCATTCCGCAGGGAGCTACTTTCCAGTTCGTTTCGCCGAGCGGTTCCGGGTTGACGGAGCAGGCGAACAGTCTGGAAAAGATGAAAGCGGAAGCGCAGCTGATGGGCGTTTCGCTGGCGGGGCAGGAGAATCTGGGCAATACGCCGGTGGGTACGATGCAGCTGTACCGGAACAGCCAGACCGCTGACCTGATGCGAATCAACCAGAACTGCGGAAAAGCCATCGAAATCATTCTGCGTTTTGCGGGCAAATGGCTGGGAATGAACGATGAAGAATGTTCACGCGACATCAAGTTTACGCCGTCGAACGAGTTTGCGGAAATCAAGGCGACCGCGGCGGAATGCGTCCAGATCGGCGCGTCCGATCTGCCTATGACGCAGGAGGAAAAACGGCGGTACATCGAGAAAAACAACATCGTCGATCCGCGTCCCTGGGATGAGGTTAAGGAAGAACTGGACGAGGAAAAATCAGAGCGCATGGAAAACAGTCTCAATTCCGTCGCGGGTGCATTTGGAATGCCCGGCGGTGAGGTCCCGGAGGATGAAGCAGACAACCAGAATCCGGATGACGGAAATGAACTCAATCCTGCTCCGAAAAAGGCGCAAAAAGCCGAAGAGGAACAGTAAGTCATGGTGGGGGAGACAAAAGCACAGAAGCGCAAGGAGCTGAAAGAACTTGCGCTGGTCATTGCGGAACATCAAGCGAATCTGATGCGCCTTGCTGAAGAATGGGGGCAGCGGATTTGCGATGCTCTGGATGATGCTGACAGAAAGACGATTGCGCGTCTGAAAACGCTGTTATCGGAGGTGATGTCAAACTACAAGGTAAATACAGCAAAGAGCCTGTCGCAACTGGACTACATCCGAAGCAAGATTGAGGAACTCCGGGTGCGGGCTTATGTGAAAGCGGAAAAATCCTTGCGTGAAGAAGCGAATGAGCTGATTGACAATGAAACCAAATGGGCATGGCGAATCTCATCTGAACTTACAGGGATGAAAGCGGCGGCGTTTGCACCTCTGACAGACAACCGGGCGCAGGAACTGCTGAAAAACTCCATCCAGATCAACAAGACATGGGCGGAATGGTGGACGAATACCGCAGCTGCGGACGTTGCCAGAGTGGCAAACGTGGTCAACGCCGGGGTTGTCTCCGGGGCGACCATTGACCAGATGACGCGCGAAATCATGGGAACGAAAGCCAACAACTACACCGACGGTGTAATGTCGACCAATCGGAGCCATGCGCGGAATATGGCACGGACCATCTGCTGCGGAATCGCGAATCAGGCGAAAGATGAATTTTACCGGGAGAACGCTGACATCATCAAGCAGGTGGAATGGTTGTCGACGCTGGACGGTAAGACTTGTCCGATCTGCGGCGGCATGGATTTGCACCGCTGGGATTTGCAACAGCCACATCCGGTTCCGCCAAGTCATCCGTCTTGCCGTTGCGTTCTCCTGCCTGTTACAGAGATGACTGACATGGGCGACGACGTGCCAAGGTCAAGAGCAAACGCCGATTTCGACGCCGAAGCAAAACGCGCATACGAAGCAAAATACCCAAACAAGAAATGGGAAGATTTAGCCGCGTCTACGAGGCTGAAATATTACTACAAAGCAATCCACGACTGGGAGAAACGAACCGGGAAACCGGCGTTTTCTCCTGCTCCGGGACGCATGAAATTCAAAGATTACTTTTTGCAGATGTCCGAACAGCAGAAACGGGATTATCTGGGACCAGCAAAGTACAAACTCTGGAAAACTGGCAAGTACAGCGTGGATGATTTTATTCCGCCTTACCCGAACAAGGCAATGACGGTTAAAGAGTTGAAAGCGAAGGATTTAGCGTCGTTCAAAAAGTAACTTCAATCAATCCGAAGTGGCAGGAAAACGCGTAAAAAAATAAAACGCATTTCCTGCCACTTTTTTATACTCTCAAAAGCAAACTTGACACGCCTTATTGAGTGCAACCTGAAATGTTTCAGGCTGTTCCGGCGGAAAATGTTTCCGGACGGATGAACTCAAAAAAGCCCAAAACGGGCGGAAGGATGCAATAGCATGGCTATTCAGATCGCAGTAAAGAGCAGCGAGGAAATCCCGGAAGTGATGCGGGAGTTTGTAACGGAGAATGACGGTGTGTACTCGTATGACGAGGACAAGGCGTTCAAGGCGTTGAAGGCGGAACGAGAAAATTCCAAGGCGGCGCGCAATGAGCTGTCGGCGTTCAAGGCATTGAATCTCACTCCGGAGCAAATCACAGCAAAGCTGAAAGAGTTTGACGAACTGGGCAAAAGTCCGGCGGAAATCGCCGAGATCATCGCCGAAGCGGGCAAGCCGAGACCGGATTTCAAAAAATCGACAGAGTATCTGGAACAGCAGAAGGTCATCAAAGAACTTCAGAAAATGAAGGATGACTACTATGCCGAAATCGCGAAAAACCAGAAAAACACCCGAAACGATTTGGTGCGCAAGGCTGTACGAAATCTTCCGGACAAGTATGACAAGGAAAGAGTGTTGAACACCATAGAGGAGTTCGGACTGTTTGACCGTTTCAAGCTGAACGACAGCAAGGACGGGCTGGCTCCTGTGGATGACAAACTTCCTGCGGATTTTCTGGAATACTTTGCTGAAAAGAACGGTTACATCAAAACTTCCGTGGCGGGCAAAGCTGCGCCGGGCAACGCCGATTTGAGTAAAGGCGGAAACGGCTCGTTTGAGGCAGCAAAGAAAGAGGGCAATATCCGCGGAATGCTGGACAATTGTCCTGAAATTGACTGAAAAATCAAGAAGAATACAAAGGAGATTCAAGAATGGCTTATTCGTACGACTTCGTAAACAAGAAACGCGACCTGTCTGACGTGCTTTCCACGATCATCGCAGGAGCACCCCGATTCATCAGCTTTTTCCCGCGTGTGCAGGACGCCACGCAGCAGTATCACGAGTGGCTGGAAGACCAGATCAACGGACGGTCTGTTACCGCGACGGCTGTTTCTTCGCTGGTCTGCACCATGAGCGCTGCGGACGCGGCGAAGCTGGCGGTCGGAACCCGGCTGACCATTGCAGGAGATTCCGCGCTGTTCAAAGTTACCGGTATTTCCGGAACATCTGTTACGGTTGCTCTGGAAGCCGCGAACGGTTCCAGCAAAACCACGCCGGCCGCGAACGATGTGCTGAACATCGTTTCCACGCCGATCGCGGAAGGCTCGACCGAAGGTGAAAAGACTTTCCATCAGGGCGGAACCAATGGCAACTACACGCAGATTCTGCGCAAGGACATTGTGCTGACCGGAACCGCGCTTGCCATCAACGTGTATGGCAATGTTGAAAATCAAATCCAGCGGCAGACGGAAATTGCGCTGATGGAAGCGACCCGCGACCTGAACCGCATGGCAATTTTCGGACACAAGGCAATCCGCACCGCTTCCGACAACGGCGCGGCCGGCGGTCTGTACGAGTTCGGAACGCAGTCCGGCGGTCTGTCCGTCAACGCTTCCGGAGCGATCCTGGATTCGTTCGTGGTCAACGACGGTTCGCAGGCTCTGATCGGGCAGGGTGCAACCCCGGCTGTCGTGCTTTGTTCTCCCGGCCAGGCGCGCGTGATGTCCAACGAGCTGCGCGACCGGGTGCAGATCGTCCGCACGGACAACACCCGCGGCGCGTATGTGGCGCAGATCATCAACGACATGACCGGCGGCGGTCTTTCCATCGTTGCCGATCCGGACATCCCGGACACCGACGTTTGGGTCTGCGACCCGACCGGCTTCGGAATTTCGTTCATGAAGGGACGCGGCCTGACCGACAGCGACACCACTGCGCCGGGCTTCGACGGAATCCGGAGAACCGCCATCGGTGAAATGACGTTTGAGTTCAAAAACGCGAAACAGCGTCTTTGCCGCATCTACAACGTCAAGCCGAGCGCGACCGCGCTTGCGGAAATCCGCGCGGGTCTGCCCAAGAACGTACTGGTTACCAACACGACCAGCAATCCGGTCAATACCAAAGCGGTTACGGGCGGTTGACATGGCAAACTGAAAAGCACCTTGTTTTTCACTCCTCCGGGAACGAAACCGGGGGAGTTTTTTTTTATGGTTACTTGACAGGGAATATTGAATGCAGAACTGAAATCAAAACCACGGAGGACAAGAAGAAAATGGGAATCCATGTTTATCACTTTTCGCGCAGTCAGGGCAAGGGACTGATCGTGTACCGGGACCGGAACGGGAACATGATCGAAAAGACGTTTCCGGCGTGCTGGACGGATGCGGAAATCCTGATGATGATCGGTAAAGAAATCCCGCTGCCGACCGAGCCGAAAGCCGGAACTGAACCGGAGAAAGAACCGGAATCTGAATCAGAAAAAGAACCAGAAGTCGTTGTGCGCAAGCGTGTTTCGCAGGAAAAAGAAGACAAACGGACGTTACGCGCGAAATACTTGCACGAGCTGAAAGCCAAGGGATTCGATTTTTCCGGGGAACGCAGTTTTGCGCGCATTGAAGCGGCGTATTTGGAAAAATGCCAAGGGAAATGAACATAAATTTCGGGGGAGAAGAAGACCATGAATTACGGATTGCCTTACAGGGGAAGCAAGAACAATATTGCAAAAGACATTATCAACAGATTGCCAGCAGGAGAAGTGTTTGTTGATTTGTTTTGTGGTGGGTGCGCGGTTACACATGCGGCGATGTTGAGCGGAAAGTACAAACGTTACATTATCAATGACGCTATTGCCATGATGCCTAATGCGTTCCGAGATGCCCTCAATGGAAAGTTCAAGGACGAAAAGCGTCTTATCAGCAAGGAAGATTTTCACAGATTGAAAGATTCTGATGCTTATGTAAGAACGTGTTGGAGCTTTGGGAACAATGGCAGAAGCTATTTGTGGGGGTATGAGAACGCACAGGTAAAGATGCTTGCGTGTAACATGATTATGGCAGATGATTGGCGTGAACGGCGTCAAGCATATGTAAAGTTTATCAATCTGTTGCAACAACAGCCTACTCTTCTGAACAGTTTAAAACTTAGTTCGCTTGAAGCTCTTGAACGTTTGGTTGGGATTGGGGAAATACAATATAATCAACAGGAAAACCTTGAAGTCTTTACAGGTGATTATCAGGACGTACCAATACCGGAAAACGCGGTTGTGTACTGTGATCCTCCTTACAAGACAACAGAAGGTTACAGTAAAAAGAACCGGATGAGTTTTGACTATGAACGCTTCTACAACTGGTTGCGGACAAGAGCCTTTCCGGTTTACGTATCGGAATACACAATGCCTGACGATTTTGTTTGCATCTGGGAGAAGGAGAAGAGATGCACGTTTTCAAGAACCAACAATAACAAGACAGTTGAAAAACTGTTTGTCCACGAGAAATTCAAGGAGGCGGTGAAAGATGAGTTACTGTGATGCGGACTTTGCGGATGTGTATTTTTCCAAAAGGGCATTTGCGGAAAAATGGACGGGCGACGACGAAACCAAAGGGAAATATCTGGAAACAGCCAGCGGAATGATCCGCGATTATTGCACGTTCGAGGACGACGACGGCGTATTTGTCTACGATGAGACTGACCAAGGGAAACATCCGGTTGAAGCATGGCTGAAACGCGCGACCTGCGAACAGGCATTGCATCTGCTGAATCTGGGCAAGGACCCGACGCAGGCGGACAAAAAGACCACGCTGGGCATTGTCCGGGCGGACGACGGGACCACGTTTGACAAATCGTTTGCGGCGGATGTGCTGTGTCTGACCTGCCGTACGATTCTGGAATCGAACGGCGGCATGATAGCCGATAACGCGACAGCCGGTGATTCCGGCGCGAGTTCCGGGAGGTGGCTGAAATGAGCACGTGGAAACAGGAAATCGCCAATGAAATCACGCCGCTGGACGGCGTCAACAAGGTAAGCGCATCCATCCAGTGGAATATCACCGTCCGGGACGATCCGGATTCGCCATTGCCGCCATCCGGCGGCGAAGTAACCATTGAAAGAACTCTTGCGGTGCGCGGTCTGAAAGCCGTATCGGAACGGCTGGTTGACCAGAAGAATTACCTGTCCGGAGACTTTGTAACGGTGCTGGCGTTTGAGCCTTACAGGGCATTGCGCGCGCAGCAGACGGGTGATCCGGAAATCGTCAACAACGGGCGCAGGAAAACGCTGGATGAAATGCGCCCGATGAATCGCAGTTACGGCTTTGAGCCGGGCGTGGACACGCTGACCATCGCAGGAGACAGCAAGGCATGGACGATCTGTCGCGTGGACGCAATCGGGTTGATGGACGATGACACAACCGGGCTTCCTGCGCCGGCGAAATTACAGTTGACTTTGCGGAGGTGATGGCATGGCGGAAAAGTATGTGGTCGACCCGGTGGAATCCATCCGGGGGACGGTAACCAAGCGGATCATCAATGCGGGGATTTTCACGTCTGACCAGATCCAGCGGGAAAACGCGGCGGCTCCGGAAAGTATGCCATACTGCCGAATCACCATTCCGCAGGGTTCGGAATTTCTGTTTGATTCGCAAGTGAGGCAGAGCAAGGTGGTTATCGCGGAATGCGACATCATGACCAAGGCATTGACGCAGACGCAGCTGGCAGGGCAGCTGGCGGCGAAAATCGAAGCGGAATTCGGACTGTTTGACCGGGACGCAGACAAGCGGAGAATCGAACTTCCGGGCTGGTCCGGAGCATCGGCGGTGGTCTACAAGTATGGACGCGGTACAGCAAGCACAGAGGACGACAAAGGCATTTTCTATCTGCCTGTCCTGCTGTACGTGGAACTCTCTCTTACAGCAGGTGCGAAATATGAAATTTAAGCTGGGGTTGGGAGACGTGAAAGTCAAGCATTATATCTCCATCCAGGAGAAGAAAGTTCCGGAGTGTATGCGCCTGTTTATGATTGAGTTTTACAGACAGGTTACCTACATCAACCCTGTTTTGACCGGACGTTCCCGCTGGGGCTGGAACTGCTCTATAAAAAAACCGGATCTGACCATTCCGCCGGAGGGAAATTACGGCTGGGATATAGGACGCGCCAACAAAGTTTTTACGGTTGAAGCCGTAACCGGGAAAGACCCAATCTATCTTTCCAATGCTGTACCTTACATCAGGGCCCTGAACAATGGCTGGTCGAAAAAAGCTCCTGCGCGGTTTGTGCAGCTGTCTTTTGAGACCGCGTACAGGAAGCTCCAAAAGTATATATGGGCTAAAGGTTACTACGAACCAGGCGACAAATATATGTGAACTTGACACCGCCTATTGGCTGTAAGGATCGCGCGATCCAGAAACCAACAACAAACCTTATAAGGAGACAGACAAAATGGCGGTGAGTACGAAATCAACCATCAAAGCCGACAGCGTCCTGTGCAAACTGACGCCGGGATCAGGAGACGGAACAGCGATTGAATGGGATATTGCTGCGGACAGCAATCCCCTGATGTCAAACGGAGCGCACACGACGAACAAATTCACTTCGCAGCAGATCAAGGCGCAGGGCATCCAGAAGGATGGCGTTTATGAGAGCGTAACGCTGACGGTTACGTTCCATGAAACGGAATTCGCGCAGGTGGAAACCTGGTGGAAAAAAGGTTCCATGCTGACCTATACGGTTACCGGAATGACCACGACTGCGAAGGAGTACAAGAACTGCGTGGTTCGCGTTTCCAGCACACCGACGGTAACGCCGGGCAAGGAAGATTATCTGACCTTCCAGCTGGAAATCACGTCGCTGATGAACGTTGCCGCGGACGCCGATGCAACCGGAGAAAATTGATTCCAGACAAGAAATTTTTCCGGAGAGAGACCCGGAAAAAATAAAAAAAGAAGAAGAATAACAGCTGTTCCGTTCTGCGGCGTCTCTCCTCCGGCCGCAGGCGGAACGGCGTTTTTTATCAAGAGGAGAAAGAAGTCATGGCTATTGATTTTTCGAAGCTGAAACCGCGTGAACTGCCCACAAAAAAAGTCGAACTGAACATTCTGGGCATCAAACAGGAAATTGAAATTCATCCGATGACTGGCAAAGACCGGCTGTCTTTCTGGGCGACGGATTACATCGGCGACACCATCGACGTGGTGAACCGCCGGACGCGTCTTGCACTGACAACCGGCGCGGGTCTGTCGGAAGAGGACGCTGAAAAGCTGATCGAGCTGGACTGGGACGCTGCGCTTGACCTTGTATCGCAGGTCAATCTGATGACGCGTGAGTTTGACGAGGCGCTGGTTGAGGAGAAAGAACACGCTGAAAAAAACTCGCCGGCGGCGGATTCGACAGTTACGCAAGCCTGATTCGTGAATGCGTGGAAAGCGGGGATCATTCCCTGCTTTTCCCGCTCACACTGAAAGACCTGCTGTGGCTGGAAGTCTGCCGAAATCTGAAACGGAAAGATGAACTTGAAGCTGACCGCATCCGGCTGGAACACCAGCTGGAGACGGAAAAACAGAATTATCTGATGCTGTGCGACTTGCGTTCCATCATGTTCGGAACTCTGGGATATGGTCCGGACGAGCGGGACAAATCCGACCGCGCGTGGTACGGATTGCCATCCATGGTGGCAAACGGAGTCAAACAGCCGGAAAAGATTGTCGGGATGTCGCGTTATGCGCTCAAGCATCCGGACAGTAATAAAAAATCAACCTGAAAAGCAATATCCCCCCTGCCTGCTGCCTGGTTTTCTCCGTTGCCGGGCGGCAGGCTCTTCATTTCACCTTTCATTTCACCTTTCATTTCACCTTCAATTTTGCGCGCCTTGACATGTAGTATTGAATGAAAATACAGATAAACAGACGCAAAGAACAGGAGAACAATCATGCCCACGCAGGACATCGCAGAACTCATTATTTCGTGCAAGACCAAAAATATTGAAGAAGTTGAACGCGTTACAAAAGAAGTGGACAAAGCGGACAAGGCAGCGAACAAACTGCTGAAAACTCTGGGCAATCTGGTTTCAGCGGCTGCTATTTTTAAAGTTTTCAAGGGCGGCGTTCAGACGTTTATTGCGGCGGAAGAAGCGACAAGTGCGCTGGATGCGGCGTTCCGGCGGCTCGGAAAAACCAATGCGGCATACCGGCGTGAACTCACGGAGCTGAACGCGGCGCTTGCCAAAAGCACGATCTACACTACTGCGGAACTGGCGGCGTCGCAGGCTCTGGCGCTCAACATGGGCATTTCCAGCGACAATATCAAGAAAGTAACAGAAGCGGCTATTGGGCTGTCTGCGGCGTATGGAAAAAGTCTGGGCGGAGCTATGCGGATGCTGGCTCTTGCGGCGAACGGGAATTACATCATGCTGAAGCGTCTGGGAATCCAGGTTGACAGCAGTCTTTCCCCTGCGGAAAACTTTGCCAAGATACTGGATCAGCTGGCAGGGACCATGGAAGAAGCCCAAGCCAAAACCAAAACAACCGGCGGCGCAATCACGCAGATGAACAAATCTCTTGCAGGAGCCAAAGCCGCGCTGGGTGAACAGTTTGCGCCTTACGTCAAGGACGCGGCGGGTCTGATTGGCGGTCTGGCGGACAAGTTTGCGAATGCAGAGCCGGAAACGAAGCGTTTTGTTACGGTCATGGGTACAGTTACCATGGGACTGCTGGCGTTGAAATCTGCAATCGGGCTAAAAACGATAGCGGAAAATCTTTCCGGTGCAACGGGTGTGGAGGCGTCGAAAGCAAAGCTGAAAGCGACCAAAGAGGAAATCGCTATGGAAAAAGCCTTGCAGAAGGAGAAGCTGGCGACCATTGCCATGGAACAGGCGAAAGGAAAAGTGGCGGCGGCGAAAAGTGCGGTCGCAATAGCGGAAAGCAAGCTCCATGATGCGATGAAAAAAGGTCCGGGTGTGTTCGGACGCGTGAATCCGGATGCGGTACAGACAGCAGACAACGGCGTTACTGCTGCGAAGGAACAGCTGGCGGCGGCGGAAAAGGAATTGCAAAAGCTGACGGCGGCGCATATCAAGGCGGCGAACGGGGTGGAGCTGCTGAAATCCGCCAATGGAAAATCCATTCCGGTGCTTGATAACCGTCTGGAACTGGAAAAGAAAGTGGCGGAGGCGGACGAGGCAAGCGAAAAAGCCACGAACGCTCTGGTGGCGGCGGATGAAAGATTAGCAGCGGCTCGGAAACGGGTTGCTGAAGTGAAGCGCGGACTCGATGAAGCATCTACAAACTGGCGGAAAAATCCTGAAGACAAAGGCGCATACGGGGAAGTAAACACCAAGAGACAGAGCCTTGAAAGTGCCCAGAAAAAATACGCCGCCGCGCGCAGCGAAGTAGCGCGGTTAAAGAAGGAATTTGACAAAGCCAATGCGGCGGCGGATGCCGCCAATGCGGAGCTGAAAGCTCTGGGACAGACTGCTGAAACCGTAAGTGCAGAGATGCAGAAACTCCAGACAGTCAATACCAAAGCATCAGTTGCCATTGAAAAACGTGCCATGCTGGAGCGTAATCTTGCAGAGGCGAAACGCCAAAGCACCAAGGCCGCGAATGCTCTGGCCACTGCGGAAGCAAAAGCCGCGATTGCGAGAAATAGATTAAGCAAAAGCTGGAGCAACGCGAAAAAATCGTTTACAGATTTGGATGAAATGCGGACATCCTTGAAAAAAATACAGAAAGAAGTCGCAGATACTCTTGACAGGATGGGGCAAAACATCATCAATAAAACCAGCAATGCCGCAGGAAATATGGGCAATGGGCTGGAAAAAATGGTATTCGGGAACAGTGCAAACCGCGTGCAGCCAGAACCGACAGTGCCTGTTATGCCCAACTCCATGAAGAGCAATATTTTTACAAGAGGAGAAAATTATATTGACGCCAAGCTGAATGCCGCTGCGGCCAGTCTCAAGATGAAAAAAGCAGAATCAGCGGTGCGATCAGCAGAAAAGGCTTTGTTTGAATTTGATGCCGCTACGAAGAAAGCCGATGTAGGTTTGAAAACGCTGGGGACGACCTCAACTACGACCAATGCAGAGCTAAAAGCATTGAGGGCTACAGTAGTCGCAACAAAGCCGGGTCTGGAAAGCATGGGATTCAGCGCAGCCGCGTCCGGGAAGCAGATGACGTTCATGCGGAGACAGTTCACAACTTTTCCGACTTTCGCACGGGGCGCACGGGCATTAGGCGGTGCTATGCGCGGCGTCGGCGTGGCGTTTCGCGGAGCTGCCGCTGCGGCGAAAAGTTTTGCAATGTCCACGTTATGGATGGCCGCGTTGTCTGCAGCGATTGCGGGAATTGATTGGTTACTCCGAAGACCAATAGTAGCTGCGGATGCAGCTATCAATTCGGCGCAATCCAGATTAGATGACATCCGAAAAAAATCCAGTGAGTACGCGGCAAAAGCGGAAGATGACCAAACAAAACTTGAAACGCTGAAAACACTGTCGCAATACACCCGTTTAACAAATGAGGAGCAGACGACTGCACAACAAATTATTTCTGAACTGTCAAAAAGTTATGACGGTTTAGGAAATTCTATTCAGTTTGTGAACGGGAAATTGGTTATCAATGGAGATCTGAACAAAAAAATCAACGAGCAGCAGAAACGCAAGAAAAAGAATTTGTTAGAGCGTGAGATAAAAGAAACTCAACAAACTTTTGAGGCAATGTACAACGGATATTATGGGAAAAATAATGGGCTGTTCTCTACTGCATGGGAAAATACAAAATCATTGTTTTCACCAATGATTGGTTATGGAAAAACAGATCGGGATAAAATAGACAGCCTGTTCATTAAGGCATCATACGCATCACCGGAAAAAGGTGTAGATTTTTTAAAGGAAGCAAAAAATATCGCACTAGCAAACGGAGAGATGGAAGATCAAGCTGAACATATTCAGAAAATGATCGATTTGTTGACTGAAGAAGCCAAAAAGCGAAAAGAATTAGCAGAACTTAACAATCCGGGTCAAAAGAAAAAAGATACAAAAAAAGCTTTAGAAGACAGCAAGAAAGACCTTGCGGACTTTGCCAAAGCGCGTGAATCGCTGGAATCGCGGAAGTGGAGCATTGAGTATGACCTTGCCAATCCGGAAGGCAAAACAGACATGCTCCAGAAGAAAATCGACGATCTGGCAAAGCGGCGGGATGATGCGCTGGAACGTGCGCCGAACGACCGGAAAAAACAGACGGAAGCCATTCAGCTGTCTGAAAAGATGATTGACCTTGAAAAGCAGAAAGCCGCCATCATGCAGGAGGCAGACAACAAGCGTGTGGAGGACATGAAAAAAGCAGCCAAGGAAGAGGAAGCGTTTCTGCAATGGGCGATGAAAGCCACTTCCAGCCTGAAAGACACTACGCAGAATGCCATTGACGCCAATTCCATTGATGCTGTGCGGATGCAGTCCCGTTCCCTCGATGATGGCGGAGGCGGATTGCTTTCCGCTGCGCAAAACGCCGCGAAAGCCGCAAAGGAAGCCACGGACGCGGCGGCAAAATCCGTGCGTATTCAGCAGCAGATGAAAAGCGTCATTGACAACATTTACACCAAACTTGCGAACCTCGGAACGTCAAGCGTTGGTTAATCCCCGTTGTACTTTTTGATTTCTTCCCAACCGTACAACAATGTACAGAACCAATAAAAAAAGAAAGAGAGCATGAAAGTAGCCGGTATAAGTGGATGTATTATATGTAATGCACACGCGAACGGAGTTGCCACGGTAAAACATATCATCCCTGTAGCGGCACCTTTGCATCTTGCGTAAAACAAATGGACACCAAAAGCAGCAGTGATGGTAATCAGTCCCAGCAGGACGTAAGCCAGCAGGGACAATTTATCTCTGTGCATGGGGACCCATTTGCCATTGTATTTTGCAAATCCCGCCGGACCGTTTTGCATTGATTCTTCTGCAAATTTCCTGCGCAGCGCCTGAACCCCGCTTTCTTGTCCAACATCCTGATTATACGCGATTTCGCTTAGTGAGACAGAGGATGTTTCTAATTGTTTTCTCGGAAAAACCTTCCGGGCGATCCATGCGAAAAGCAGCCATGCTGGGATGGAAAAAAGCAACAGCGCGACGGCATGAGCTTTCACATCCCTGTATGCGCGGTCCAGCTCCGGATAATCAGGAATGTTTTTTATGTGCATGTATTGCATATAGCAGAAAACAACAGAACCGATTACATACGCCAAAAGCAGAATTGCCACAAGGATTTTTCCTTTTCCGGTAAGACGTCTTTTTTCGCGTTCCATTGCCGCTTGCGCCGCGAGCCTTTTCCGTTCATATTCCGGAAGCGGCAACCCATTTATCAACGCCATAATAAATTGCAATATCCATAGGGAAAACCACTCTATGGTTGTCGCTAGCAATGCCGCTGGTATTCCTTCCAAACCGCCGCCTTTATGACAAATAACGACTATTGGAGCAATAAGGGCGTATGCTAAATAGACAAGAATTAAGCAACCATAAATTTTCCGTCCGGCATAAAATTCTGCAACGCCGAAATGTCCGAAGAAAAACGACAAGAGGAGATAAACCGCAAGTGATTTCGGTTTGTCCGCCTGGGAAAGCCATTCGCCGCAATGGGAACATTTTTTTACATCCGCTGGGAGTTCGGATTTGCAGAAAGGACAAATAATTGTATGTTGTTTCTGCTCCGTAGTTTGAACCGGCTGAACGGGGTGTACGGGCTGCGCAATTTTCATCGGCTGCGGTTCCGGTTCCGGTTCGACGATGAAGACCTGATTGCATTGAGAACATTGATATTCGCCGGGCTGGTCTATTTCGTACCGGACGCCGCATTTCGGACACTCGTAAATCATTTTTTTCTTTCCCCTCGTTTTTTGTTTTGTTTTGCGTCAAAAAAAGAACCCCGCAAGTTTTTTGCTGACTTGCGGGGCAGTGCTTGAAGAAAATCCTCAAGTCATAAGAGCCTTTCGGCCTTTTGGCGTTTCCGCCCGGACTTTCGACCGTTCTCTTTCTCTTTCAATCCGCGGAGCCTTTCGGCTCCGAAGTCAAGCCAGATTCTGAATCCGGCTCTTGCGGAAACGCCCGCAGTCTGCCGGGAATCACCCATGACATTGTTTAAAATACACCACATCCAGACGGTTTCAAGAGCCGGAACAAAAAAAATACGAATTTTATTTTTAAGTTTTTTTTACATGCGGTTTGACTATTTTTCGGAACAGTGCTATTTTTAAAAATTCTGGATTTTTTTGACATTCAAGGAGAAAACAATGTATGCTCTGATTTTCGGTATTCTTGCGGTTTTGGTTGTCTGCTTCCTGACCGGAGTATTTAATTCCCGCCGCGATTATCCTGTTCCAAAAGAAAACGAGAGCCACAGCCGCGGAGATTTGAACGCAAATCCTGGAATGCCATTGAAACGCAAGAAAATCATGTCAGCGGCAGAAACATGCTTTTATCAAATTCTGCTCCAGATGCTGCCACAAGGGAAAGCCATATCCGTAAAGGTTCGGCTTGAGGATATTATGTTCGTTATCCCTTGCCGGAACAAGTTCTGGTACAGGCAGAAAATCAATTGCAGACACGTGGATTTTGTCATTTTCAACCCTCAAAACGGTATGGTTGATTTCTGCATTGAGCTTGACGATTCCAGCCATCAGGAGCGGCAGGATGCTGACAAGAACAAGGACAGCTTTTTTCGGAGCGCACGTATTCCCTTAATACGGATTCCAGTCCAATACACATACGATCCGCGCGATGTAGCAAAAAAGATTCTGAACGTGATGCGCGAATCCGAATCGCCCTATTTCATGGCTGATTATGCGTATCACTGGAATGCGCATTTTTTCCATCGGGAACAGGAATGGCGATGAATTTCCTTTCGTTGGCAAAAAAAAATCCCGGCGCGAAGCCGGGAAAGACGGGATGATTTTTTTTATTGCTCTTTTTTCCCGCCCCGTCTGGCGGCAGGAAGATTGCCAGCAGACGCGGGGTTTTTCCACCCTGATTTGTGGTTCTTTTTGCCACAATAGGGGCAGAACTCCTTGTCCTGCGTCAAAATTCCGCGCAGCGCTTTGACGCGGCTGTACACTTCCAGGACCGCCGCGCCCCTGTTCTTTTCATCCCCGGATGCGATTCCGGAAATGATTTGTTCCAGTTCAAAGAGCAGGTGTTTCACCTGCTCCGATTTTCCTTTGACGCGGCTCATTCTTCCTCTTCCTCGTCCTCGTACTCTTCCCAGTCCGGGCAATCTTCCCAGTCGGAGTAGTAGCCGTCGCCGATCTGGATCGGGTCCTCCTGGTCCTCGATCCCGTCGAGGCATCCCCACCAGCGTCTGATGAGGCTGTCCTCACCCGCGAGGATGATGATGGGCGCCTGGCAGTAGCAGGCGTCCGCATCAGCCTGCGCTTTGGCGGCGTCGAGGTCGCCATCGACGCTGTCGTAAATGCCGTTGCAATAGATTTGGATGTTTTTTTTCATAATTCTTTCTCCTTATTTTATGCCCGGCTTTCGCCGGGCTTGTTTTTACTTGAAGCAGCCTTCGACAGCTGCGATGTCCTGTTCCTTATTGTCTGGACAGTAGAGCTCCCCTCCTGTGGTCATAAAGACCCAGTCGCAGAAGTCCTCGATTGCGACGACTTCCGCCGCACCATCCTCGATGTGGACAGCGATTCTGGCGTCGTCGTCGACTTCTGCGCCACCCTGGCGCGCTTTCTCAATGAGATCAGCGCGATCCAGCCCGTACCCACTGGTCTCTTCCAGAGGGTACCAATCTTTTTTCACCATGTCTTTTTCTTTATTCATGATCCATTCTCCTTTTCTTTGCCCGGCTTTCGCCGGCGGTTATTAGAAACCGATGCAATCACCTTTTGTGGTGATTGTGTACATCTGGCCGTCGGCGGTGCGGTACGCGTCCACGCGATCCGTGGCGGCGGATTTACCCG